TGCTATACAATGTGGATAATTACTAAATAGTTCTTGCCCTAAAATGCCAGAACATTTATAAAAAGTTTTAAGAAAGTTCTTATTTAAATCAACATCTTCTGGATTAAATCTTTCTCCAGGATTTGGAATTTTATAAGACTTTAAAATAATAGATTTATCTTGTAGGCTAACTAATACATCTCTCAAAGTATTCTTTCGAGGAATGTTCAAGTACCGAATAAAATACTGTTTATGTCCTTCATCAACGCTAGCCAATATTAGAAGTCTAGTAACTAACCACTCTTCAGGAGTTAGATTATATCGTTCCAACATCAGCAATTCATTCTCAATATCAGTCAATTAATAGAATCAATAAGTTATCAACTTGTCAATCTATTAATTGTATAATGTTTTAGTCTACTTTCGTAGTGGAATCATCAACTTGGTTTAACCTTGTACGGTTGTAAAAATTTTTCTAATAAATCGTTAGCTTTTTTAGAAATAGCTCGAACATCATAATCCTTTTTAGAGGCTATCCACCTTCCTGTTGCAAGGCTAAGCAAAATGTCGAGCTCTAATAGTTCTTCAGTAGTCATATCCTCTTATTTTAATACTTCTATTAATTTTTCTATGTTTAAGTCCTTATTGCCAATTCTTGCTTTTGTTATATTTATGACTCCTAAACGATGGTTATCTAATAGCTCTAAGAACTTATCTACAGCAACATTGTCAAGAGATGTTTTATCTCTGTGATGAAAAATTACTTCTACCATATCTCAGTCCATTTTTTGTGCTTACAAAATTCTATTGCATTGTTCAAAACCTCTATCATAGAATGACTCTCAAAATTTATACTATGATACCCATCAACTGTAGTATCTACGTTCCACATAAATTCCTCTGTTTCTGGATCATCTACAAGCCATAATTCTAAGTACCATTCTCCGACAGTAAAGTTAACAATATTTTCTATACAATCATTTTGTATAATCACGAGTACAAAATTAATAAAAATTTTCTAATTAAAAAATGTAAAAAATGTTAAAACCTAAATAGCATCCCAACCTCTTTTTCCTTTTTCGGTGTATAGGGCTGGTTTGCTAATACTTTCTCAAGTCCTTCTTCGTCTATTGTTATATAACTACTAACCCCAGATGATCTTCTTAGCCATTCTTCTTCTACAGTACCCTTAATTACCAGTATAAAGATTTCAGCTTCCTTCCCAGGAGAATATCTAATAATTCTTCCAGTTCTTTGAATTAGTCTAGTTTTACTACTATCTATACCTAATATTATTCCTAAGTTTACTCCAGGTATATCATTTCCAACATCTAACGCCTTGCTAGTATTGATACAACCGCTAGTCATTCCTATGAACTCTTCTATAGATAAGTCACGTTTCTTTTTAGTCTGTTTAGAATGTAAAACTCCTCCATATTTGATTTTTTCAGCAATCTTAATGGTTGGGCTAAAAGTAATGGCTTTACTATTCAGACGATTTTCTAGAATTTTATTAGTTATTTCAATCTTCTTTGGATGGTTAGCTATGAAAGACTTTCTAGCTTGTAGAGTTTTCATAAACCCAAACGCGTGAGCAGTAATCTCTTTTCTGACGTCTTTATACTTAGACGAATCGGAACATATTTGTTTTAGAAGAGACTCTCTTCCCAAATATCCAGTTGGACCCAAACACTTCATAGCTTTATCAAAGTCAAAATTGAAAAATGCAAAATGGTTGTAAAACTCGGTATTAGCCTGGGTATATTCTGTAAGATCAACATCTAAAAGAACCTTATACTTTTTATAGGTAGATACCCATTGGTTCTTTAGACATTCCTCTATAGTAATTTCATCAAATACTGGAGCTTTCTTTTCCAACAAAATATGTCTTCCATCCAGCCTTTCTAAAGTAGCTGTAAGTCCCAAAATAATTTTATACTTAACTTGTTCAAAAACCTTGAAGAATTGATTAGCTCCACAAGTATGAATTTCATCAATTACTAATAAATCACATTGAAACTTTACATGGTCATCCTTTACTACCGTATTTATGATTTCTACATTAACAAAAGCAATCCCATTAGTTAACAATAAGCCTATCCACTGATCTTTTAAAGTCTGAGTTGGAACTACAACCATAATGGAGGCTTGAGGATTTTTGTCTAAGAATTTTTTTATGCACATTAATGCAACTCTTGTTTTCCCGAAACCTGTAGCTGCAATTAATGTGCCCTTGCATTTAGCTTTTACCCATTTTTCTACACATTTTTCTTGTCTTATATCTCGACTAGTTTTCTCATCCATACATCAAACAATATAATGCTGCTGGACCATAGAGGTCTATTAATTCTTGAAAGGTTAATAGATACTCTGAGAGTTCGTACAACTTAATTATTAGTGTTTGGCTCATATTAAGGTTCTAACATAAATCCTTTTGATTCAGCGACCATCTCCAACTGCTTCATTCTAGTTTCCCATTGCTTAATATGGAATTTACAGTCGTCTCTAAGAGCAAACAAAATTCTGTTTCTTAAAGTTTTTAACTGCTCTGTAGTCAATTCTGAGTATTTCTTACTCTTTAAAGTCGTCATAGCTCTTAACTGAGAATATGTCAGACCTTTTGGAGTAACCTTCAGTGGAATATTATTCCCTAAAGCCAGATTCTCTTTAACTACTTCTAGTCTATCTCTAACTTCTCCAGTTTCTTCATCCTTGATAGTTAGATCCTTCATTTCCTCAGGAGTAAACCATACTCCCTGTTTCAAAATAAAAGTTAAGGTAATATGTTGCTTGTTGAACTTACCCAATTTATCAAGTCCACCATCTAAAATCAAGTTAACAGGTAGAGATGAATATTCATTGGGTAGGTCTGACACCATTGCTTTGATTGGAATCTGATTCAAATTCTCCAATATATTCTTATCAGCGGTATCAAGTACCCTTTTAATTTCTGATACAAACGAGAATCTATCCTTATTGTTTTCAGTTTTAAGCCATCTCAAAAATAGTTCACAATTACACCTTTGAATCTGGTCGTCAATAATAGAGATTAAAACATAACGTCCAGGTTTTTGTTTGTTTTCATTGTAAAGCATTTGCTTGCAATAATCGTAATTTCTTTGTAGTTCTTCCAAAGTACAGTCTACTAATCGTTTTTCATCCTGCACAAATTTACCGTCTACTTCTCTTTTTTCTCCCTTCCAAATAAAAGAATTAATATCATTTTTCTTAGATGCAATTGCTTGACTCAATCTTTCTTGTAAAATACTCATATAAAATTAATCACTTACGTTTTTTATCATCAGCTTATCTAGTTATAGTTAAATCATCTATTGTAAGTAATTAAATCATGATACATTCTTGCTGTAATTCCTCTCGCTTTTCCTCTATAAATTCAAAAAACTGAACCCCATCATATTTGTAGGGAATAGATTCTTTGGAATCACAGTCGTACCATGTATCCTTACCAGCTTCTATCTCTTTAATTTTTAGATACCCCTTTTGTCCTATCTTAACAGGTTTCGACTGCCAGTTAGGATGTTTAGTACACATTATGTACTTATCGCAAGTACTTAAGGAATCCAAGTTCCTAAAGACATAAATTACATAGTCTCCTGGGTCTATTTGATATGTTAGTAACTTGCAATGGAGTATCTTTATCATTAATCAAGATATTCTAACATAAAGTCTTCTATATCATCTTCTTCTGTAGGTTCGGCATAATAGTCGATCCAATTTTTCATCTCTTCTTCATAAGCAATGTCTATATCTTCAGCAGAACACTCAGGATCTTCCTTTAACATTTTTTCTTCTACTTCACTATAACTATGTACTCCGTCATAGAAAGTATAATCTTCATACTTCTCTACTGCTATATCATATGCATATTCTAAGGCTTCTTCAGCCGTAGCATTTCTAATAGTTCCGACATATTGGGCTCCCCCAAAAGAACCTCCAAGTCCGGCATAAATGTTATAATCCATTATCTAAACAACCATTTAATTATTTTATTACTTTCATTTTCTAATTCCAAGTCAATATAGTATCTATATGAATCTAGACTATATGAAACATATATAAATGATACTATTAGATTAACTATGGGAATAAGGCATACTAATATTAGAACTATTTTAAAAGCATTTCTAACTTTAATCTTAATCTCTCGACCATAACTATCTTTTTTATATCCAAATTTGTGATTCATGAATATAAATGCCAAAGTAGTTATGAGCGATACAATAATCAAAATACTTACCATTACTCTACAAATTTTACACACCCGTACTTGGCAAAATCAGCTTTAGCATTCTCTTGTCCTATAAAACAAGGGTATTTCTTGCATTTTTGACAGCTTCTTTCAGGAAACTTCCAGTATTTTTTATGTTCAGCTTCAATTTCCTGTTGTTTTTTGTCCTTAATTATTGAATTCATTTTTTCTTCTTGCTAACTACAACCCTAGTGACTTTAGGTTTATAATTTTCACAAAATTCAACGGCATGTCTTAACGCAGATTCTGGAGTTAAAAATGAACTAAACTGGCATCCTTCATCTTTAGATGGTAACCAGGTGTTTTTATTATCCATTCCCACCCTAACTCCTGAAGACCACTCTATTCTATTGTTATGTATAACAGTAAAAATAGATATAAACATGTTCTTTTTTGCCCATTCTTCTATTTCAGTCATTTTACTTTGCTATTAATAGTAACACTCCTACTACAGTGACAGAAATTCCTCCTATCATCCACCCTTTTGCAGATAGCTTATATTTTTTAATCTCTTGGTCTTTTCTGTATAGCATATCCTTATTTATGGATTCCATAGATTTATAATTTTCTATAGTATTAGTCTGTACTACAAGAGATTCTTCTAGCTTATCATTTATCTGTTTTTGTAGAGACAGCTTTTTATTCAGCTCTAATATCTCCAACTTGAGTTTCTTATGCTCTAGAAAGATGAGATTAGTGTGCTTCAGTTGTTGAGGAGTTATTACTATCATTGAATCTTGCACTATCTTTGGAAAGGTATTCTGAGAAAAACCTAGCATCGGCAGCGATAGACTGATTAGTAATATCAATAAAATCTTTTTCATAAGCTTTTTCTGTTTTTACAATAACTGAGTCTACTTTACCTACCTCATTCTTTAAGCTGTCTACAGAAGTAGCAAGCTCTTTGGACACTAGGATTAAGGAATCGTTTACACTAGTCAAGGAATCTTTTAAACCATTTAAACGAGATATCTCTTCTTTGTAGTTATCCGATTTCATACATCTCCAATTATATGTCCATAGAGCTATATTAGTCAGTAGTAGAAGAACACAGAAGATTGCAACAAGTATATTCTGGTTCTTTATATTCATTTATTCTTTTTTAGAGTTTTGAACTGTCTTGAATTTTTCTTTTGCTTTTGAATACGAAATACTATAGTTTTCAGGATTTCTAGCAATAAGCTCTGCTAGTCTCTTTAGACACATTTCAATGTATTCGTAAGACACAAACATTCCAGAGGTCATGGTAATTTCTCCTATTCTAGTTCTAGAACTCTTAGCCTTTCCTTCTGCAATTTTCTTACCTAACTCCTCGTTTTCATTCTTAACATCACTTGGGTGACATATAGATACTCCAAACACTACTCGCTTACTCTGTTCCAAAGAGTTTACTTTATCTACACAGTCCAGAGCACTGCAGTATTCACACTCTCCATTGTCAACAGCGTTAGCAACTGTATAAACAAGGTCTGCAGTTTCTTCTGGGGTCATTGGAAGAGATACATAATCTTCTGGAACCGCTGCTACAGTAAAAGAACGTTCTACACCTGCAAAGTCTGTAAATTTCTGAGTTAAAAATTGAACTTTCATAATAAATTATTTTTTTTTTAATTATTAGTCTTCGTCTTTATCTGGTTGAATAGATTCTGGATTTCTGTAAAATTCCAAAATAGAGTTTTGTTTTCTTAGCCAGCTTCCTTCCATTTCTGCCATACCAAGAATAGTTCTTGAAACAGATTCCTCCTCCCTCTGCTCTAGCACCAGTTTGCCAGTTTTAGGATCGTCTCCCAATAGGAATGTAAAAGTTGCCCAATCACCTTCTTCTGCAGCCCTGTTAACTATTTGATTAATTCCCAAAGTAGTTTCAATTTCCTTATCCACAGTAAGTCGGAAAGGCATTACATGGTCAGTAATATCCAAGTTGATAGCCGGCACTTGAGGATACGTGAACTCAGCATCACATTCGGTTAGATAGTTATAAATCCACTGATGATGTACATTTTCTTCTGCAGCACGTTCATCATAATAAATACCTAATTTAGACAAATCGTTACGATAAAAATAAGCTGCAAATGTTTTGTACATATTGTGATTTTCAAGCTCATGAGCCATTTGGTAAATAAGCATCTTTACCATTTCATCACTTAATGTACACTTTCTCCTAGCTTTCTTTTCAGGAGGAAATATAACTGCTTTATTGGTTGGAGAACTTTCAATAACAGATTCTACTTTCTCTGCTCCAGATTTTATTTCATTTTGAGCTGCCTGCTCATTTTTCAATACTTCCATAATTACATATAAATTTGACTAATTGTTTTCATAACCTTAACTTCCTTGTTAAGTTTTCTAACTATACAAGTTTCACCTTTATATGGTGAAGTAGTCTTAAAGAATTTTCCACCCATAGATTCTACCCTATCTGGAAATATTCTATATAAGGCTACCTCGTAAAAAAACTCGTTAGTACTTTTTGATACCTCTTCCGTATCTATGTCTACATTCTTTGACAAGTTCTTTTTCATGGGGTGTTTTTGTCCATACACTTGGATCTCTAGGAACTTTATATTTAGGATGTATGCCCAAAGCTATCATTTCTTCTTGGTTATGTACATTTACTGGAGATAGTTCTTTTCTCTTGTTTTCTGTCTTTTTTGTTTGTTCTTTTTTCATACTCTTATATTAAAAAATTGTACAATTTTGCTATGTTTAATATAAACGTCTCTAGCTTCTAAGTCTACTAAAATAACCATTATTCCCATAGTTGCAGAAAGTGCATTAACTACTGGAATGATAGTTGTAAGTATCAAACCAATTAATACTCCTAAAGAAGCTTTATGATCTTCACTTTCTAGTCTAATTTGTTTTAAAACAACAATTCCTAAGTCTAATACAAACAAGCTCGAAATGATATAGAGAAAAATCATTGTATAAATCATACCGAATGTACAGCGTTACAAATTAAACACTTGTAGATACCTTTGTCGTAATCAAACAACATGTGTATAGTCTTAGTTCTACACTTAGGACACATTAACACCTTTCTGGGTTCGTAAACCTTTTTAATCTTCTGACTTTGTTTCTTTGCCATTACACAAATGTCTTAACTTTTCACTTTCCTCTATAAATAGATTAATATAATCTTTCAGTTTTAAAACTGAATTTCCAGATTTCTTTGAGATTCGATATGCTATAATTTTCTTAACAGCTACATCTAAAGGAAGAGCATAAGCCACATTTTTAAATTCTTTTCTCTCGTTTTCCTTCCCTTTATTAATAGTCTGTAACAACTCCAAATCAAATCCTAAAGAGTGTTCGTTAATTGGAGTTAGAATAAAATCCTCTCCCTCAATAGTCATAATTTGCTATTTTTTTTAATTTCTATTTCTTCATCTATGTTAGCAATTTCATCTTTGTTAAGTTTTAAAAATTTAACTTTAGTGTTATCTCAATATGTTTTGAATCATTTGTCTGTCAACCTCTCCAAAAAGATCTTGGTAAAGAGGGATAATTGTTTTTGACTTCTTTTTTAAATTCTTCTTATTAGAAGAGATCTTACTTTTCTGATTCATTAGCTACATTGTTTGAATTTTCTTCTATCTCCTTTATAAGAGTTTTTATATAATTACTTCTATTACGTACAGCTTTTAAAAGTTCTTCCGGAGAACAAGAGTCACATATATCTAAATAATATGGAGCTATTACGCATCCAAAATGTTCGCCATAAATACAATGATTACACATATCTTCTTCAAACCTGTCTCTTAATGCCTCAGCCTCTTTACACAATAGACATTTTCTAGGACTTCCGAAACCTGTAAAAGTTTGAAGAATGTTGGATCCACACATTTCATCACACCATTCTCGTTCAAAATCTTCAAGAGTTAAGTTATCATACATTTTAACTAACTCCTTTGCTACATTAATATTAATCATTTTTTTGTTTTTAATTATTTGTTCTTAGGGTGGGATTCGAACCCACAATCTCCTAGTAAAATCCAGGGCTTTAACCAATTGAAGCTACCTAAGAAATCCACTCTCCCTAACAGCACTCCTAGAGAATTACCTCGTGGTCTGTTACCTTGTAATACTTAACATTTAGGTTCAAGGGCTCTGGTTTGGAGAGTTTAATTTAGCCCCTTGTTACTCTTTTTTCATTTTCTTAGCAACATCCATCAACATATTCAAGCCTACTGCATCCATTGCACTACCGCTTCCAGAATTATTACCATTCATCATGATTTCAGGAACCCAACGTACATTAGATTTACTAAGAGCTTCTGCTACACCTACAGTAGTCTTATACTGCCATTCAGCTGCTTCTTGAGGAGTCAAACCAGCCTGTACTTTAAGGCGATTAGCTTCTGCTTCTGCTTTACCTTCTTCGATAATTTTCTTAGCTTTTTCAGCAGCTTCTTTTGCTTGCAATTGGGCTACTTCATATGCTTGCTGTGCCTTCGTTACCTCTACAGCCTTAATCTTTTCCTGTTCCCATTTAGCTTGAGCTGCAGAAGCCTTACCTTCTTCTTCAATTTGAATAGTTCTCTGAATAGCTTCCAAGGCTTTAGATTTGGCTGTAATAATAGACATATCAGCTTCTCTTTGCTTTGAAATTTGAGCTAAAGTAGCATTTTCATATTCAAGATCACTAATAGATAATTGTGATACTTTTAAACCATAGAAAGCAAACGGAGAGGCTTCCTGTCTTTTGATTCCGTTAGGAGACAGACTGTCAGGAATAGCTTCTGCAATTTTAGTAATCTGCTTTTCATTAGTAATTGGATTCAAGACTTCTACAGTTCTTACTTGTGTTTTATATACACCTGCATTGAGCTGATCAGTAATTAATGCAATCAAATCAGTTCTCTTTTCGCTAACAGATTCAAGTGACGACATCAAAGGACCGCAAGCAATAATAACTTTATTCAAGGTAGGCTTAATTAAGTCTCTAATAAGTTTTTCTTGAGAGCCATAGTGGGTTTGAATACGTTCCAAATATTTACCTTCCAATGGCATTTCTACTCGAACTGAGCCTAATACAAATCCTTTTCCCTTATCATTATAAGTAATTGGCATAGCTGGATTTTCCAATTCCGGAGAAACTGTAACATTGCCATCATCCTTCCGAATCAATTCATTAAACCAAATTTGGGAAGTCTTGTCATAAATGGTTACAGTTCCCATTTTCTGAAACTGAAATCCTCCATTTGTCCAGTATTCCAAAGTTCCAGTAAAAGGAATTTGATTTACACCAATTTGCTTCTTATCCATGTCTTCTCCCAGTTTAGGAATCATACACAAGAATGCTACTACTAACACTGCAATAATTGCCATTAAACCTTTTCTCATAAATAAAATAATTTAAAATTTTGTAAATAGTTATTCGAAGATTAAATAGTAAAACGGAATAAAAATCCGATATAATTTAAATTCTCTACTGGAAATTCTTGGCACTACTCCAGTAATAGAAAGAAACAGCCATACATAATAAATAAACAGTATGACCATTAAAAATGGTAATAAAAACTTAAATATCATTCTCTAACCTTTTTTGAATTAACTTAACCTTTTCTACATATAACGAATCCTCTGCATAACCAATTTTTCTTAAAAATTCGTAATAATCTCCTCCTTTGTATCTATATTGTACTTTTTGTTTATATGCTAAAACCGAATGAGTCCAGTGGTCAAATCTATAATATCTTTTATTCTTGGAATCATATAATCCAAACAAGTTATTATGTTGCAAACACTGCTGAGACTTATAATGACCAGTTTCTAATACAGATTGAGCTACCACTATTTCTGGACACTCTAGATTATACATCTTACATACCATATAGACACTTTCATAAGTTGGAGAAGACTCAATAAATGGAGAGATCTCTTTAGATGGTTCTACATGTGAAAACGATAAAGTAGATAAACAAAAAATCAATATAAATACAAATTTTTTCATTCTTTCAAAACTCTTTTATGGCAAGGGCAGTCTGGATCGTGTACTACACTCATACTATAACTTTGACTCAGTCCATGCCCATGTTCAAATACTATATAGTTGTGACCTTTATAATTTATTTCATGTTTTGAGTCATTTACTTTAGTACACGAGCTTAGTCCCACTGCTAACCCTAAAATTAATAAATATTTTTTCATTCTTCTAATCTATATAATGTGATTAAATCAGAACAAGTTAAATACATCCGAACTGGACGCCCATTAGCATCGAAGCAACTTAGATCGTCTAGTTTTACCCAACCATCTAATATACCCTTCACCCTTACTCTTCTTTTATGTCTAAGAAATGGATTAAAATGCTTTTCTGTAAACCATACTTGTCCTACCTTTATACTATTTATCTTCTTCTTTTCCGCCAATATTGTAATAATTGCAGGAATAAAAACTGCTATAACTATTCCAATTGAAATACTAATCTCCGCCATATTGTCTAAATTTTGAAGTGGTAGAGGGATTCGAACCCTCTTTAGTTTTACCACCTTTGAGCATTGTTAATCTTCCAGTTTAGTTAACTCAGCTTCTAGCTCCTCTAAGCTCTTTTCCTCAAGTTCCTGGTTCTTCTTCTTAGCAATCAGTTCTAGAAGCTGTTCACGCTTAGCCCTTTTATCCGCAGCTTTCTTCTTTTCTTCATCTTCGGAAAGAAGAGTTTCAATGATATGTTTAACAATATCAAAACGTAACTCTAGAAGTTTATTATCTTTCGATTTGGCTTTAATGAAACTCTCTTCACGAGATTCTTTCAATTGCTTGTTAAGAGCAATAGCTAGTTTATCTAGTTCAACGAGTGGAAGTCTCCAAAGATCCTCTACATTAAGATTTCCACGAGATGTTTCAAAACGAAGTCTAAGTCTTGTTGCCTTTTCAAAATTGTTCATATTCTTACTGTTTTAAAATTTAACTTTAATAATTCTTTCAAATGAGCCTTCTACCTTACAAATTAGTTCATTTCTTACTGTTGAAGAAAACCCTAATCCGCTCAGTTGCTCTAGTGAGGTTGGAAGCAATAAATTGTTTCCTAAAATTTCAAACACTTTTCTATGCTCATTTAGAGATTCCTTTAAATATTCATTAAAGAACCCTCTAGTTTTTTCGGAACTTCTACATCCTTCCAACATGAAGAAATAGTGCTTGTTACCAATTGACTGATTATCCCAATAGTTAGGCGATAACATTATCATGGAGACTTTCTGGAATTTATTAGTATTAATTCCCCAGATTTCTTTAGAAATATTAGTGCTTGCTTCTGGAATGGATGCAGCTATTTCTGTAATTCCTAGCTTTCTACTCCATTTAAAAGTGCATACTTTAACGTTTTCTCTATCTCTAACAGGTCTTTCATATGAAAATTTATGCAACTCTCCATTACATTCTATTTCACATTCAAATCCTTCGTCAGTCCACTCTTTCTTATAGAAGTTATTAATGTACAGTGTATAAACTCCTTCAACCATCTTGTTTGAATTCGTCCAAACAATATTCTCTACAGCATCCCTAGACTCTCTTTTACTTCCGGCATTCATATCTACATCCAGCATTCCTGACGAATTGGAATATTTGTCACTATAGTATATATGAGCTCCATGCGGCTCTACAACATGAATGTCTAAATCATCATAATTAAACCAATGCAACGAACATCTCAATACTCCGTTAACATTACCTCCTGCCTTCTTAACCTTTTCTTTTATTGAATCAGCTAAGTTTCCGTTATATGCCCAAGCAAAGTTATTATTCCATTTAAAGATATTGGGAGCGTCCTCATATTTGGACTTAGTTAAGGTAACTAAATTAGGCTCATGCTTCTGTTCTACTAATACTTGAACACTTTTTGCAGTAGGAAGAACTTTGCTAATGAAATCTTCAATTCCAATTTCTTCAACTTTAGAAAACTTCTTAGGATTAATCACTATGTTTTCTTTAAGTTTGTCAAAGATTCCTACTTGTTCAGATAAGTCTCTGTTTACAAAAAGAACGTTATTTACGGTAATATCATCAAGTTTTGCATAATCTCTGCTAAGAGATTTCTCAATACCTAATTCCTTAACTTTTTTCTGAGCAGCTTCAATCATTGATTTAGTTACAACTGATGTAGGTCTCTTATAATTAGTAGGGGCAACTACTTTCTCAAATTTAGTTACAGCTGTATCTAAGTCAACTCCCTCAGATAGGTCAACAAGAAGAGTTCCAATTGCAGAATTTCGAATTCTAGCTACGACTCCAGAATTTTTAACGTGAGAAATAATGTAAGCATTTTTCTCATTTTGAGGAAGTTTATTGTATTTATTTTGCAAAGTTTGAAACTCTTCAACTACTTTCTTAAATTCTAAACCTCTGTATAGCGAGTTTTGTTCAATCAACTCTAGAACAACAGCTACTGCATCAGGAGTTATCGTATTCAATGAACGTGTAAATACTTCATAAGTTGATCTAAAATCTGACATTACAGTATCCTCGCTAGAGCTTCCTCTATATATGAATTTCTCAGGTAGCACTGTAAAAAGATGATTCCAGACTCCAACAGTACCATCGGCACGTAAAAAAGTATTCTTGTCTGTTCCTAATTTAGGGAAAGTTTGAACTAACAAGTCGGTAACTGGATAAGATAGAACTAATTTTTTGAGATTAGCAGCTACAGTATTATAAGGCTCTCCGCACTTTATATCCCAAAAAGTTATAACTTTATTGTCTTTAATAGCTACAACATTGCCCCAATTCTTAATAAATTGTCTACAACAATTACAATTATGTTCTTGTCTCTCCTCTTCCGGAAATGATTCCAAATAAGTATTCCAAAGCAAGTCTTTATCAACTTTTGCTCGGAATAGATTAGATTGACCTTTACACATTTGTTGAAAACTGTTGTCTACTTTATCTTTAAATTCTTTGAATAGCATAATTATTTTTATTTTTTTTAAAATGCGTAACCTAGTGCTCCTCTATATAGAGACGGTTTTTTGTCAATATTAATGATATAACAATAATAAATAGAATTATCCTCATCTTCTAAAACAAGATAATTGTCACTAGTGAGAGTTTGGGTAATTTGTCCGTAATAGAAATTCTCACCTTCGTGCATATACTCTACTGAGGAATTAGTATTAGTGCCAGATTGCCAAATTTGATGTTCATCCAGTTTGTCCTTTGGAATTTCTTTTAACTCTCTCTTAAAGTCTTCAAGAGTATAAGTCCCATATATATCATCATCTGAATCTACTCTCTTATACCAGAATTTCCAAGAATATTTAGCCTGCTCAACATTAATCCATTTCTTAAAGTCGGAAATATTACAATTATGTATGTTAATTTCTTCTACAATTGATTTAAGAATATCAATAGTAGATATAGACAAAGAATCTACAAATTCTAAAATTTGATTAGATCTACTTTTATCTATAAGATTGTCCTCAAGATATTCCTTAATAGTTTCTACAGACAAATTTCCAAATGTTTTCTTGTAACGAATACGGGAAGGTCTACCAATCAAATTATCATTGATATATAATTGATTAGTGGTCAGCAAGAAGATTTTACGGTGTCCACTATTATACACCCCATCCATAATTGTTAAGATAGTAGAATCATTTCTATCAAAAGACTTTTCAAATTCGTCAAAGAATAGAATAACGTCCGAACTAATTTTGGAAACAAATCCTTGAAGACCCTTCATATTTCTGGGGACAATAATAACTGGAAGATTCATTTTATTGGCCAAAATCTTAGCACATACTGTTTTACCGGTTCCTTTAGTACCATTTAGGAGAATGCCTAAATTACCAGACGTATTTTCAAAAGTGGTCATGACGTGGTCAATAAACTTAGTTTCCAAGCCATATACTTTGAATTCAAAGTTAAAGTTCTCACAGTACTCTTCCAAATATATACGTTCGTATGGATCTAAGCACATATTATAAACCTTTTTAGGCAAAGTAGGAATCAGCTGTACACTTTCCTCAATTTGTCTATAAGTTCTCCCATCGTTTAACCAAATTAACTCTTTAATTCCTTCCATGTTTTTCTATTTATTATTTTATTTTACTTTTACAGATCCTGGTCTAGCTGTTGCTGCTTGATAATCCTTCGGCTGTTTATCCCACCATGCTTGGCGAGATTGCAAATAAGCTAATTTCTTCTTGTACTTCATTTGTAATTATTTATTTAGTTAAACAAATCTTAGTTGCCTCCACCGCTAATTGGTCACATCTATTATTATAGAAATTGTCTTCATGACCCTTAACGTGTTGAAAATCAACCTTTTTGTGAAAAGCTATAGCTTTATCAAACCTTTCCCATAGTTTTTGGTTCTTTTTTCTTCTCCAGTTCTTTGTATATGTTCCTATCACATACATAGAATCGCTCATAATTAGAATTTCAGAAGGAGTTTTTATAGACTCTAGAGCTATTATACAAGCCATCATTTCCATCTGATTGTTAGTGCAATTGACGAAGCATTTAGAATATTCCGTAACTTCTTTACCTTTACTATTTAAAATGATAAAGGCACATCCACCTTGCTTTCTAGCAAATGAATATGCCCCATCAGTAAATATTGTATAATCGGTCATAAAACAAATAATAAAGAATAATTTACGTAACTTCCTGTTTCTTTGTAGTTGCTCACTAAACGCTTAAACTTCCTAAGTTTATTTTCAACAAGTACTCTAATTTTAATGCAATTATCTAGAGCCGTTCTGATCATTTCGTCTAAGCCTTTGCCCACATAACCGCCATTACAAAAGTCTTCTGGAGTAACTATTATTAACTCATGACATTTGGATAAAATATCATAGTTAACTATAGGAGATTTACTTGTATCCCAAAAAACAGCTTCTTTTCCTTCCTTCTCAATAATTTGTAAAACTCTAGCTATATCCTTTTCGCTGGCATTATTACTAACTCCTACAAATACTTTCTTTCTCTCGCATACATCTACTTCAAAAGTTGAAATAGAATATAAAAGACTTCTGTGTTCGGTATCAAAACTTACTCCATACCTATTAGGTGCAGGTCCCCATATTTTTTCTATTGAATTACATCTATCTCTTAAACCTTCTTCGGTATACCATGCTCTAGAAGAGTTTCCATCACCACATACTCGTATAGTACCTGTTTCTTCGTCTGGAAGGATTATTCCCAACTCATCTGTATCAAACTTAACTAGGTTTCCAGGCTTTAGGTATTTTTCTATTTTACTCCAACTCATTAGTTAATAGTTTTGAAAGTTTACTAACAATAGCTTCGTTTTCTTGAGCAACTTGCATAAGCTCTTCCTTCTCTAAAGCCAGTCTATCAATATTTTGCTGCTTAATATCAGCTTCCTGTTTAGCAGATTTGACTACTTCCTGCAAAGAATCAATAGTCTTATAAAAAACTGACAGGATTCCAGAAGATTTTGCTTTTAAAGAACTTGCAGTTACTGATTTTGATAAAATATTAGCCATCTTATTTAAGTTTTATATATTTACGTTTATTTGCCAGTAGTGTTGAGTATCAAAGGATTATACCATCGTCACTAATATCAAGATATGGATCAATTCTTAGGAACACAACACCTAATATTAGTAACAATATTGGTATTATCATTTCGTACATTTTAGAAAGTTAAGGAATAATTATTAGATTACTTGGAAACTGTCTTAATAGTTTTCCCTTCTATCGTAACAAATAGAACAGTATTTTTAGGAACAGAAATTTGCTCCATATCAGATGTAATTACTTTATTTACCAACATTTTTCCAGAAGTATCAGATATAACTAAATGTTTAGAAACAGCATTGATGATTAGCACATGCCCATCTTGACATAGTACTCTAAAATCGTTAGTATCTATAGTCTCATTAGAGGTTGGGTAATTTGATGTTACATCAAATGTTACAGTAAATGTAATTTTACCATTAGTAACAATGCAATTATACTTACCATCCATAGTTTCCTTATTGTATTTGGGAATAATAAGTTTACAGTCCTCTACCATATAAAGAGAATCATTCAAATCTTTTCCATCTTTATTCCAAGAAAATTTGGAAGATTCCTTTTTAAATGGTCCAAGTTTATCTTCATTGGTCAAGATTTCCAAAACAACTGAATCTCCATTTAAAACAACAGGACTAATTTCCAGAGTGTTAGTATAGTCTTTCTTTTCTGTATTCCCTTTTCTAAAGGTTGTATAAGACAATTCTTCAATGGCAAATTTGGGAAATACATTGATATTAAATTTTCTTGATTCTATTGTATAATCCCCTAAAACATTGCTAATTACTGGCGCAACTTCTTCTATTGATTCTGTTGGAATTAGAATAAACGAATCTTGCTCTGAAACTTTAATAGCATTTTCGTCTTTAACTAACATATAGTTATCAATATCCATTGATTCCTCTACATCAAATTTAATTTCAAGAGTGTCTCCAATTTGAATATCATAACTAGCTTTGGACTGCTCTCCATTAATATAGAAATCCTTAATACCATCTAAAGGTTTAAGAATATGAGCTACAGTAACGGTATCAAGGGTCATTCCTTCAAAATCCTTTCTACTATACCACGTTCCAAATTCATCAGTTACAGGAGACTTAGTCGAAAGTCTATGTCCATAAAATAAAGTAATAGTTCTTGGATGTGGAGCTCCCTCCCAGGTAGCTACTTCAAACCAGTCTTTAGGAATACTCTTTAGATATAACTAACTCTTGCCATTTAAAGTTATAATATCGTCTTCCTTGATTAGAGTCGCACATACTGTTTTCTTTCCCTCTTGAAAAGTTGCTTCTACTTCAGGAAATCCTGCAAACCAAGCCACTTTCTTTAGATAGTCATACTTTACAGTATCAATTTGCAATTCATACATAATTTCCTTTCCAGGAATCAATTTCAATGTGTCTACTTGAGCATAGGTCATTAAAGATACGAATGCAACAAAAAATGTCAATAAAAATTTCTTCATATTAAAATATAGTTTTAAAAAAGTTATTAATCTGTCTACTTACGGTTGAATTCAGTTTTACATCGTAGTCATTATTCCAAGAACCTTTAGCATTTTTATAGTATGCCAACAGCTCTTTTGGAGTTAAGTTTACCATATGTTCATCCAGAGTATTTGCCACATAAATACTATGGGGATTTATAAGAAACTTCTCTTCTGCCATAATAGAAGCATGACTACAAGCATAGTTAGTTCTAATCATATCTTCTGCTGTCATTCTTCCAAATAACACTACTTTATATGGAATATTATGTTCCGATAAGTTTCTAGCTATACAATATGCTACAAAGGCACACCCTCCCCAATTTATAGTATATTTATCGTGGAGTACCCTACACAGTTCATTTAATTTATTATAAACCCACTCATTCATTACTGTTGTAGTTGGTATTTTTCTTCCCATTTTTTAAGTTTCAATCTCAATCTTCTATGAAACAGATTTCTAAATCTTTTTCCATAAAAAATAAAACCAATATCCACTATATTGATAAACACATCCACGAGTTCATCAACTAAGTCATTATTCTTAACCTCTTTGTAGGAAGATAATCCAGTCATTATACTTACTACTCCCTGTACTTCACCGCATTCCTCGCCTAATTTTATAGAAACATCTTTAATATCTCTATTGTTTTTAATCTTTTTAGAAACGGCTGTGACTTTATCAATTAATCCCATCTTTATAAATCCGAAATTAAATCCGACACTTTGTTACTTATAGCTTTTATTCTCTCACTAAGTTCTTCATTTTCCTTCATTAGCTCATTCTTTTCCTTCGTTAATTTATCAACTTTCTCTAAATTTATTTTTGCTATATGTTCTGCACTTGTCAAAGCCATATTAGCATCCTTTAATTTCTTAGTAAGATTTTTGCATTCATTAGTTTTTGCTTCCAATGTTTCTGATTTCTTTATAAAGTGATTAGAAATATTTTTGTAGCTTTCAGTAAGCTCCTTAATTATTTTCTGATGAGAATGAATATCATCAATTTGCTTATTCTTCAATATAACATATTCTTCATTCACTTTCTCTAAAGAAACAGACAATTCATCAAATCTTTTCAAAAGTTCAAAATATTCATCTTTATAAGTATGGGTAAGTTTTAAGTCAGAACGTTCTAAATTCCTAATATAACTAAAAGTTATATACCCTAATATAAGCTCTTTAATCTCTTTATATGGTATTGCTAATACCCTTCCCTGAACAGAAACTACAAATTCCTTATTGTTAGAACAAACAATGTTCATATAATTAGGATTCAGTTGCAACTTATTATCCAAATGATCAGAAACTCTAATAATGCAACTTTCAAAGTAATAATAAACACTACTTGAAGTTTTTGATTCTTGAATTTTGTTAGGATTTTTTGAAACTAAGAACTTTTGTAAATCACTTAATCTTGCCATATTTTGTTTATCTTTAAAATTTCACATAAAAAAAATGCCAATTATTCTCGCGAACGACTGGTATCACTAACACACATATGATATTGGGATGATACCCAATGTTTATCTTGATTATGTGATCTCGGACAGATTCGAACTGTCGACCCCGATATTAAAAGTATCGAGCTCTAACCAACTGAGCTACAAGATCCACACTGGAAACTATTTAGTTTCTATTATACGATTACTATATACATATTTATAATACTTAGACCAATACTTTACTTCAGACTCTCCTCTACAATAAATAGAAGAAACAAAGAGAAAATCCAATTTTCTTTTGCGATAATTGAACTTTACCAGACTTCCAAGTTTTCGGACAGTATCTCCAGAAGCTACTAGGTCGTCGACTACAACATAAATATAACTAGGATCAACTGTATATGATTCATCATCCTTAAAATGTACACCCATATGAGAATCATCTCCCTCTTTTCTTAAAATATCAATTGCACATGCCCTACCTTTACATCTTAAATGATACACCACACTTCCAGTTAGGATAGCCATAGACATTCCTCTGACTAGAAATTTTATTGGTTTATTTTGAGGAACTTTCTTTATTAACACATCTACAATAGATGAAATATAGTTAGTCTCACGTTCTATCATAAAATCACTTAACTTAGAATAAGTAGGATAACTTATTTCTTCATTTCCTACAATCTTGTAATTGGGCAATAATCTAGATTCCATAACTTATTTGTTTATCTTATTTTTAATCTGATGCTAAGTGGACTTGGGCGGAATCGAACCGCCGTCCAGACAATCCTTGTTACAAGGATAACGTGTGTCTCATTTTTATTACATCAGCTAGTGAGTTCTAGCATGTAGATAGTTTTGCAGGACACCGAGGTATATTATGAACTTATCGCCCTGCTGGATAACCTCTAAATACAAACTATCAAACTATGGGCTGATCGAAGTCAGCTCTCCACCACTCCATTTACGTTGGAGAACGAGTAGTACTTTTAGGCATAGCCCTTGCGTCTCTACCATACACATTGTGGAGAATCTCAGCTCTACTAACCTTTGGCGTTCAAGTTAAGTGGGCTGCTTTATACGCTTCTTCCCACACCTCTTCTGTTTCTAGGTCTTCTCCGTTAACCCGACTTTAATCAATATACTTATTGACAAGCCACAGCTTACGCTGCCATTCTTACTTCAGTGTTGCCACTTAAAATTGTGTATCATTTTTAAAGAGTTGGTACAAACTCTACACGTCCTTATAATTTGTAATTACCTGTCAAAACAAGGCAAGCCCGTTCTACTATCTACTTCCAGTTAAACCTTGCATTATAACGTCACCTAACACATTTAATAAATATTCAGATGTATTATTTTCAATAGATGGTTCTGTATCTCGGTGAATACGTTTGGTTAATACAAGTAACTCATCCAATTTTTGAATAATTAAGTCTAATTTCTCTTCCATAATAAACCAAATGTGTGTTGAGATGAATATTTCTGTATTATGTGGAAGGAGTGGGATTCGAACCCCTCCTACTTAGCCGAGAGTACCAGACTCGAACTGGCGACCTTCGCATAGACAGTGCGCTATTCTACCACTGAACTAACCCTCGGTTTATCTAAACTTATCAAACCTTTTTCTAACATAGTGTGATGACTTGTAATACAGCTTTAAAGATTCTTCACGTGTCATATAAAATTAATATGAGTTATGCTACCTTTACACTATACCTCCGAAACAGTGGTACAAAGATACCACTTTTATTTTTACTAGCCAAATATCTGATAAAATTTTTACAAAAATTTTATTTTTAGTATCCCCAACGAGACTCGAACTCGTGTTTAAGCATCGAAAGTGCTTTGTCCTAAACCACTAGACGATAGGGACATTTAAGTCGTGAGTAAAGAAATATAATTATGCCAAGAACTAAATCGAAAGCAAAGACCAGTTCGCAAAGCGAAGCCAAAAACCAAGACAGAAATTTAATATATTTCTGCGAACTGTCAGTAATTTAAACATTTGTCAGATTGACAAATTAAGATTATATTCTTTATTTAATAAATTATTGGTATATTTCTTTACTCACACAAAGAATGGTTAAATCCCAATGAGGATTAAGTCCTATTCACCTTTATTTCTTTGCATTTTGGATATTCTGAAGAAAATCAAACACTTCTTTAAGTGCCTCTGGAATAACTATTTTCAGTTGACTTATTTTCTGAGTTTCAGAATTTTTATAAGTAATTAAGTCTGAATATAGTTTTTGTCTTCTAGAATTCATTTCATCTGCAAACATGTGCCATTCATCATGTCTTTTCCTAGTTAACTCTGCCGCCTCAGTCTTCAATCTAAATTTCAACTGATTTAGCCTAGCAGTCAAAGCTCTATGCGTATTCTGCATCTCAAGAAACGAATCTTCAACTGTAGATAGCTCTACTGAGGGAATATAGTCATAGATTACTATGTTGGAAGAAGAACTCTTATCTACACTATGAGGTCTAGTTAGCTTAGCCTGTAACTGCTTACGAGCTTTAGAAAAAGCTCCATTTGGGTGAATAAATTTACCGATAGCAGCTGAGTAGGCTTCTAACGAGTAATACTCATTTCTCTCTTTAATATTCCAAGTTCCCAAAATGTCTTCTTCGGTGACTTCTTGCATCCTGCTAGGCAATAGAGGAACTTCAACTTTCATTAGGTTGCAATAATCTTCTAAAGAGATGTTTGATATTTCATTAAGCTCTTCTTCTTTAGCCTTTATAGCTTCTCTAACCCAAGCGATAAATGAATTGGCTTCGGAAATAAATTTAAGAGATTCTTTTATCCTAGTTATATCCTCTGCACTATTACCTTCTACAACAAGAACCTTTTCTCTGTTAGTGCCTAGTACAGAAATATATTCGCTAATAAACGTAACGTTTTCTAACTCCAGTTTACGAGCTTGAACCACTTCAGCGGCAATGTTAGCTAAATGATTCGCACTTGTACTAGTCATACCTTTATCACTGAAAAATACTTCATTACACTTTTTCATATTTTGTTTTTTTTGTTTAATTACACCATTTATACTCTAATATGCCTCCGTAGATAGCATCGAAATAGAGCTTTTTGAATTGCTCACTAAAATAGTCCGCTATCTCTCTACTCCGGCAAGCGAAGCCGACATAGGTAGAAGAATCGCCAGAACCATTAACAGCATCGAAATAAGCGACGCCGCCAGGAACATAGGCAAAATTACCAGAGCGCAGCCAGTATTTTTTACCCTCATAAAGGAATAAGGGATTATTTTCTGTTTTATACTCTTTAGGAGTACTAGATTCCAGAGATATCTTTAGCCAGGGATAATACCAAGCACCCTCTGTAAGATGGAATTTGTGATCCCCATTCAACGCTCTCAATATAGTCTCACATTTGATTCTTGCAGCTAGATGTTTGGGCATGTCATCAACATAGGATGGTCTTTCTTCTCCCAAGACTTTAAGTGCATCCTCGTAGGTTTTAACTTTTTCTCTAATGTCAGAGTCTACAAAATCAATGCTTTGAGTACTTTCGTTGTAAACTGGAATTTTACCCTCTGGGGTATTAATCGTAATTTGATAACTCGGCATTATTTAAATTCTTTAACGATGTCCTTAAATAAATTATTAAACAACCCTTTTCTTAAACAGAATAAAGTATTTACTATAGGGGAAAAAGCTATTATTACTCTAGATATGGTGGGCTCCATAGTTTCCCGTGCATAATATGATACTGCACCTGTCACGGAAACTACCCATATTACAAACAAAATAAGTCCTATCATTACTCTTCTATTTCTACTCTTGTTTCACTAAAATTATCGTCAAAAAGATCTGTCTCCAAATCAATTCCTTGACATCTAGCAAATATAGAACCATTGAATTTTAAGAAGTCTTTAACCACTTCTTCATCCCAAATTTCTGGAAAATCCCAATCCTCTGGAACTCCATTGTCGAGAGATGTTAAATTACTATTTTCAATACAATCTGCACAAGCAGCTGCTAAATCCTCTAAGGATTTAAAGTCTAATACTGTACTTAGTACTACTTTCATCTTAATTTATTTTTAGAATTAAAAAAAAAATAAAAAGTACCTCAAGTCGGACTCGAACCGACACGAGCTAAGGCACTGGTTCCTACTTCTTACATGAATAATTACTGGTCTGAGCATGACAATTAGGGCATAATATTTGCAAGTTGGATAAATCATTGTTATAATGGTTTCCGTCTATGTGATGTAATTCCAGTGGGATTGGTTTACCGTTCCAGCTAGTTAATCCACAGCACTCACATTTATGCTCCTTAATACCATCTTCAAGTATCCTGAGTTTAAGCTTATGAGATGAAACTAAAGGATTTTTAGCTAATTCTTCAGCTGTCTTCCTCTCCTTAGCACTTCCCTTTATTCCCTTGCCACTTTGATTACCTGAGTATGTTATTCCCATCTTAGTGTAATAAGACTTTAAAGTATCTACTTTACAGGCTAGTCTTCTAGCAATCTCTGCATTTGGTAAATCTTCTCCTATCCATTTAAGGATGTCTTCTTTACGTTCTAAAATGTCTGTTCTACGCATAGTACCCTCTGAGAGATTCGAACTCTCACGCTACTGTTACTTCGCCCATGAGCCTAAATCATGGATGTCTACCAGTTCCAACAAGAGGGTATTTAATTATCATGTAAAATTCTTACCAGTGGGTCTACCTAGTCCCCCATTGAGGCAATTACCATTGAATCATCAACACAATAAATAAAATAATTCCAAATATTATGGAAATTAATTTAAATCTGTTATCTTTCATATTTTTAGTGTTTACATTTCTAACATTAGTAGTATATTCACTCCAAACCTTTGTTAGGCGGAGGAATAGTTCCTGAAACTAACCATACATAGCTTTTGGAACTCTGTTCAAAATACCACTCAGCAGCTTTCTTTACAACATTAATTACTTTTTTCATACTTAAAAAATTTTAAATTGTTAATAATTAATTTATTGGAGCCACAAAAGGAGTTTGTTGTGGAAAAAGGATTCGAACCTCTGGCCTCTGAGCATATGTGCTTCAGCGAGATAGACCACTTCTCCATTCCACATAAGTTATAAACATTGACCGGTTATTTATAACTTAATATTATATATTTATCTATTGTTTATAATATAGCTTAAAGTTCCTTTACTTAAGATATTATATTTGTTCATTAATTCCTTATAAGACATTCCTTTCTCTCTGTCAGATTTTATTAGAGATACTATATCATCAGGATATTTTTTATTGGCATTTGAAGATCTTTTTTGCCTTATTTTTTCTGGAATATCCATCATATTATCTGAATTAGTTCCAATTTCTATATTTGCAATAGAATTATCCAAAATATTTCCATTCAAATGTCTAACTACCATTCCTTCATCATATATTTTATTTCCAAATTTATTGTATGCCTGGAATCTATGAAAATATACTTTGATAATTTTATCGTTTATTCTAAATGAAAAATATTTATATCTATTTTTGCCACTAGTTCCTACAGATTTATTTTTAGGATTATATACTATTCCGTCTTCTGATATAGTATATCCTCTTTCCTTTGCTATTACTTCATGTTTATTATACTCCATAATATTAATTATTAGAATTAGTTTAAATCCAGCTACACCACGTGGAGGTTTCTAATATGTAGCCTTGCGGAGGCAGGATTCGAACCTGCGACTTTCAGCTTATGAGGCTGACGAGCTACCACTGCTCTACTCCGCGATATTTGGTAGCTAGTTTATATCCGCTACCCAGCATTTAGACTGAAAATGTCGAAACAGGAATCAAAGTTTTACAGTAGAAGTTCGTTACGCTCCCACCACTACTTGTTTAAGGTAGCTATGCAACTCTACACTATACTGTTACTTCTGCTCGTCGAGTAAGCCAGACTCGAACTGGCTCGAATAGCTCCCAAAGCTATCATGCTACCATTGAACATCATTACTCGAAATCCTCCTCTACTTGGAGGAGGTTGTTAACTTTATGTTGCCATAAAGATCTATCCTCTACTCATCGAGAGTGGTGACACTAGGATAAAACCTCACTAGGTTGGCAAAAGTTGTCCTTATATAAAGGAGTTCTTTTATTTAGTCACTCTTTAAATATAAAGAATCTAAAAAGATTAGATTCTATTTTCTAGAATATCTAATTTGCGATTCTTCCATATATTTATCATACTCTTCTGTATCTCTTATATATCTACTTTGGCTCTTAAATCTAAAATCAAAGATATAATCACACCAATCATAGTCATTTACCAAAACCTTCGGAGAGGGAAGTTCATAAGATTCTATATCCAGTAGAGTTAATAACTCTTTGACTTTTTGTCTTATTCTTCTTTTTATTTTTCTTCTGAAAGTGCTATGTTGTGCAATTCCTCTATCCTTGTAGATAGGAAGTTTTTTACTTTTGGACATAATTAGAGATTTTTGAGTTTAACCATTTAAAAGAGAATTCCGAATCAATTTGGATATTCCTTTTAAATGGTCTGGATTTAGTTTTGAGAGACTATAATTGTAGCTCGATTCCAATCATTGTCCTCATACTGCTGAACTTTATCTCCCTCAGCTCCTACAATCAGTCTATCTTCAGGCACTCCAAAACTAATTAATGCTCTTTTAACAGATTCTGCTCTCTTCTCACTGAGTTTCTGATTATATTCTGGAGTTCCAGTTTTGGCATCAGCATAACCAGTAACTACTAACTTTTTAATAGCATTGTCCTTAACATGATCAGCTATGTTTCTAACATTAGCCATTTGTTCAGGAGCTATTTCCGCAGAATTAATATGGAATCTAATAGTAGTTGGAGAAACTTCTCTAACAAATACAGTATCTTTTACGTGAATAGTATCAACTACAGTAATTGTTTTCGGAGTTTTCTCACATTCTGCCTTAATTCTATTAATTTCCTCATTTAAAAAGTCAATGTCTTCCTGGTCATAAGATGGAATATACTTAAATCCTCGACTTCCATTATGGTTCTTAAATTTATAGGTAATTCCTAAAGAGGTAGTAATAAACCCGTCATACTGTGCTTTATTTACAATGAAGTCTAGTTTGTCATGCGACAATGAAGCTATTCCCTCTAGATTTAATTGTACTGCGTCTGTAATATCATAATTAAGTTGAAGTCCAACTCTGGGAATCAGGAAGTCTTGTTTTGCACTTTGATCATTTTTAAATGAATGTAAATAACCTACGCCAATTGGAATTACTACATTAAATTTTCTATCGTAATTTGAATTGAAAATGTTAATTGGGTTGATTAACAAATCACTATACACTCCTGCTGTATGGACATCTTCTAATTCAGTATTAAACTTCTTCCACTCTCCTTGAAATCTAGCTCCTGCTACTGGAGTAAAATACTTGTTTAATCCTAAATGTACAGACGGATTGGAGAAATCTTTATGTTCAAAAGAACTTTGTTTATCTCCAAACGAGGACATAATTCCTCCACCCACACTGATTGACCAGTTGTCAGTAAACTTGTACTTTGGCATTCTCAACTCTTGTGCACTCAAACACACAACACTCATAAGAGCAATAAACATCAATAATACTTTCTTCATTTTAATTTAATTTAATTAATAATTAATTGATTAAGTATGTACCTGGAGTGGGACTCGAACCCACACGCCCGCAATGGGCATCAGAGCTTAAATCTGAAGTGTCTACCAATTCCACCATCCAGGCAGTTGAATATAGAGATTTCACATCTATATATATTTTGTATTGGATATTTATGTAGTGGTCCCTACCAGACTTGAACTGATAACCGCCTGATTATGAGTCAGATGCTCTAACCAATTGAGCTAAGGGACCTTTATAAGGTTGTAAAGCAGTATTTCTACACTGGAGATTCCAGTTCCTATAGTTATCTTCGTGCTAGCTGTGGCTTTATTCTATAGATATACCTCATCGGATTTATTCAGCTGACTTTACCGACTCTTGGGTTATAAGGTACGATGCCTAAATGTCGTACTACTGCTTTACATGAGTTGTCCTACTAGGATTCGAACCTAGACCGACAGAACCAAAATCTGTTGTGCTACCATTACACCATAGGACAATTATGGCTACTTTAGTAGTTTGGAACATTAACAGTGCAAAGGTACTACAATTTTTTTGACCTACCAAGCAAACATTACAAAAAATTTTCTACTCAACATTTTAGTATTAAAGCTATGCTCATAATATTCAAATTATTGTAGTATTTTTGCACTGCTACAAAAATTATAATTTATGATTACTTTACCAATATTTCTTTGGAATGTTAGTAAGAATAAATTTATAATCCTTGTAAAAGAAAACTACAAAGTCTTCGGAAACCGTAAAAGTTGTTACCGTTCTATTGTCCGTCAAAACTTTAAATATAATTTTCTCTCTAGTTTTTTCTAGTAGCTCCAGAATGTTAAAATAAGCAAACTTATCTTCAAATGAGAGAATAATTATTTCTTCCTCACCGTCGAACTCTATATTTGCCCATTTATCACTTACTAATACTGCATTCTTAGCCTTGTCTTTAGTTGCATATAAATATTTGTATGATGCCGCATTACTGAGAATGGGCAGCATCAACAGGATAGAAATAATTATTGTTCTCATTTTAAACAAGTTTAAAAATTAGACCATTTAAAAAGGATCTTCTGCCTCTTCCTCCTCACCACCACCAAAGAGTTCTTTATGAGTTGATCTAGCTACTTTAAGTTCTGTTTCAGTAATTTCCAGATCATAATTCAACTCATGATATTGCTTTACCCACTCCTCTGCATTGATATTCTCAAATGTAGGAGTCAAGTCCTGCCGATTCTTTAGTCCCAAGTCAAGAAGTTTTTCCTTCTCTCTCTTGAGCTGTCTGACTCTTTTCTCCAAAGCTCTAACTTTATCTTCACTAGCTGCCTGAATATCTCCACTTAGAGACGATATTCTTTCTTGGTAAAGTTCATCGAGATTATTTCCGAGGTATTTGAAAAATATTCCAGTCTTTTTCATTTTATTTAAAATATTTAGTTAATAATAATTTTTTTCTAGAAAGAGAAATAGAAGAACTTTCTTCAGAAGTACTTTGAGCAGGCGCATTGTGTTTAGGTCTTAGTTTAAACCACGTTATGCTGTAATACATTCCTTTAAATGGAAAATCTCCCTCTGCATCTAGTCCACTAAATTCAGCTGTGTATTCTCCCTTGCTATTTCTCTCTAACCCCTTTAGGTGTTCAGAAGACACCTTATTTTGTAGTTCTTGTTTAAGAACCAAAGTTTCTCTCTCTTTAGGTATTTCAAATTCCTGACTTATATCGTCAGGATCGAGATATTCCCAGACTTCGTCATCACTAAAAAATTCATTGTACTCTTCGTCGTAAATGTAAGTACCTTTCCTGTTATTTATTTCTATAACTTTCATTCTTTCATGAGTTTAGTTATTTCATGTTGCATATCCTCATCTAATATTAAATGAGTACCATCATAACGTATCTCAGACACGTAGCCATCATTCATAGTTAATGTTATTACATCACAATCTGTATGTATGGTTACATATCCCACAAACTCCTCAATATTGAGACTGCAGTTATACTTCATAGCAGTCTCAATAAGGGAGTACACAAAATTGAAAAATGCTCTTTCCATATTAAAAAGAATAACATTCTCTTTCGAAAGAATGATCTCCCAAATCTGACAATTCCTGCTCTAATCTATTCAGCATGGATTGAACGTTGTCAGTTCTAGGAAGTTCTTTTAGTGCATTAATTCTTTCAATTAATTTCTCTTTTGTTGTTTTTGTGCTACGCATGTCAATTTACTAGTTTTATTATTTTTCAAACAATTCGTCTTTACTTTCTACTCCCCATTTGGAGAATATAACTACATCATTTTCAAGAACTTGAAATACAAAAGGGTCTTTAATTAATACCTTAGGAACTTCCTCTAGTTCAACGATGTGTTTTATTTCATCTCTAGGAGCTGCTATGAGTAAAGTATCAGAACTCAATGCTTTACCTGATAGTCCTGCCCTAGGATTAATACCTAATTCAGTAATAGGAAAGTGAGTAAATTTATTGATACTATCTTTAAATCCCCATCTGATTCTTATCATATCGCAGTTATCATAAAAGGATTTTGGAGTATTGCGACTAAGTTCGAAATCATAGGATAGGATAATATTCCATCCATTTTCGATCATTTCTAAGGCTTCGTAGTAGTCTGGACGACCGTTCCATTCTTGATAGGGTTCTTCATCTATTGAAGACAATAGGGCTTCATTACACCACTCTCCTATATAACTATCGCTAATTTGAGAAACTAGATTTTTGTACCTATTAGAATATACATTTATATCCTTAATTTCCGTCAGAGTGTTCTTAGCGTCAAGTATTTCGTCTATGTTTTCTTCAGGAATTTCTCCCAAGAAATCTTCAAACACAGAACAATATAGATCATACTTTAAAAGAAGATTTACAAAATCATTTGTAGAGATCGGACTAACTCCGTCAAATCTTTGATTGAAAAAGTCATATACTACCTTTTCCTCCATCTTTTTGACTTTCTTACTTAGATTTTTGTAAGTTTCAGACTGTGTAAATCCTAGACTTTCTAAATTTCTTTTAGTTTCTATAGCCTTGTTGTCAACAACTGTACTTTTGAGATCTGCAAGTCTGTTAAGACCCAGATCCCAAAGTTCATTATGAATTTGTTCAGCAGTAATCATTTTCTTAACATAATTTTAAGAACTTCATCACTCGTGATAACCTCAAGATTTTCTGCATTGGATATATGGTGCAAGTTAGCAAATGGACATTCCTGTAATATAGATTCGGGAACGCAAATTCCTGATTCTACATTTATAGCTAGAGAAGCTATTACATCACCGGTTGTCTTAATTTCCTCAAATTGAAATACCCAAGTAAGTCCTTCAATGACACATTTATACCACCATCCTTCAGTTAGGTCAAAAAGAGAACCATTTGCAAGTAATACTGTTCCAGTGTTAGCAGCTACAATTATGCAAAACTGAGCAGCTTCATCACCAGTTAGTAGCTTTAAAATGTCTTTTTTCAGTAATGTATAACTCTGCCCTTGAATATCTATTCCAGTAATATAATCTGGATTTACTTTAGTAATCAGAAGCGTTCTTTCTTTAGTACTAACTACATTACCTACCTTTACTATTAGCCCCTCTTCAACTTCTGGAACGTTAGAAACCTCCAAAAATCCACATGCTTCCCATACTGATTCATAGTCAGCATAATATTCACTGTGAATCCACTTTTTTCCGTCATTATTCGTAAATCCAACAATTACTCCAAACTCCGGATCATTCACCAATAATCTAGCTGGGAATGTTTCGTTGGTTTTAGGGTTTGTTATTTGAATGTCTTTGCTATAATCTACTTTTTTCTTTTCCATACAATTTAAATTTTTATAATAATTGACAATTTCCAAATTTAGATGCTTTGAGGATAGTTCTCAATGTAGTTGACGTATTGTTATATATAACCTCATTGTCATTGAAGTCTTCAACTGCATATCCGCTACAGTTTACAATGTTTATGTTGCTACAATAATAAACTGTACCAGTGTTAATATTCCTAACTTTTATATTATTAATTGGAACAGCATATTCTATGCTTAAGTGGGCTGCAGGATAAGGCTTGTTAATATCAATTATTTGAAACAAATCATCTGCTTCCTTCGAGAGCAAGCATCCAACAGTCATTGCAAAATCAGACTGGTCTGACTTCTTCACAACATATGATCCATCTTTGAAATAAACTAATGCTCCAATTCGAAAACACTTTGATAGAGCTTCCTTAGGAGTAACTAAATTTTTAGTAAAAATCTCTTTCTTTGACATTTTGTGTAATTTTAAAAGTTAACCATCTAAAAGAAGAATCTCCAATTTAATTCGGAGTTATCCTTTAGATGGTTTAAATTTATTTAAAGACTGCTAGAGATTCTTGAAACAATATATCTCTAGAGGTAATCATCCCTTCTGGAGTTATTTTTGCTTCAATTCTTCCGTGATATACTACATACTTAGTTTTATTAGCATACATAGTATGCGTCTCATTTGAAACCATAGAATCTTCTATCACTTTTCTCAATCTCTTTTGAATTACAGTTGCCATATTTCGTTATTTTATCTTCCACTTGTTTTTGTACCTCTCTATGAAATCTTCTGGAAATTGTGAAACCCATCCACAATTAGGACATTGAAATTGTTCTCCGTTGAAAAACGTTCTAGGCATCACCGAACACTGAAGACAATAAGGGGAATACCCTTCTCTTGTCATCAAGTTTTCCCTTACTATAGTTTCTTCTGCCATATCTTATCTACATTGATCAATATCATTATCCGACCCAGATGATTTATAAGCGGTTAAGTACTTAACAAACTTCACCGTTGCTGTCCTTGCAATCTCTTGTCTATATAGACCTACAGAATAATCTGGATTTTTTGTTGCCAAGACTTTACCCCAACGAATGGCATCATGTTCCTGGAGAAAGATTTTATCAATATATAAATCATCTCCTACTACCATGTGAGCTACTAAATAGAAATATTGTCTCATGATGTTATACACTTACCTATACAGTGTGAGGTCTTTGTTATAATATAATAACTTGAGTGTCTGATTTATTACACGAAATATCATCGTGTTCCAGCTCTTCAAAAATTCTTGCTATAGCTCTAGTTATATTGTATTGATAATTACCATCTCTATCGTATTCTAGCTTAACAGTCCTTTTAATTGGACTAAGATTGGAATTTACAAATACGTATTTTACTATCAAATAGCATTGAGAACAGTCAGTTACAGAGTATATTAATGTGTTCATTTCCAACTAATAATAAATGAAATCCATATCAACGCAATTCCAAACTGAGTAGAATCCATCCCTATTGCTAACATAGGGAGATCTGGAGTACTTACTGTTAACTTGATGTTTTTGTAGATTGTATATGTCATATTAATTGATTTTTATGATTCCTGCTAACATTGGAGTTCCTGTATCACTGTAAGAATATATGTTTAGTGCTTTATCTCCTTTACACAATCTGTGAACATGACTACGTTCATGTTTGAGATCTTTTGATGAAGCCACTCTATGAGATTGAATCTCTTTGCAATCTTCTTCGGTTATTCCAAACTCTTCAAACTGAGCTAGATATTCCAAAGTTCTGCGCATTCCTACTTGTCTCAAACTCACCGTGATGGCAAGATATTGAGTTCTATCTTGCTTCTTCATTTCAGTATATATGTGTTTGAAATCTTCAATGTTAGACCAGATGGTACTACAAAAATCACAGTCTACAAAATTAACTTCTGTTCTGTGTTTTGTATATCCTCCAACCAACGTAGTGTGTTCAACCCAATCTCTAGAAGGATTTGTATCAACTAATATTGTTTTATTGACACTCTCTGGTAACGTTTTTATATACTCTTCTGGTTCAGGACCACCTAATCCCAGAAGTGTTAACTCTTCTTCAGACAAGTTTTTAAACATTCTGTTTTGAGTAAAACGTTTTGCAGGAGCGTTTGAATAATTCTGTTCCATTTTTATCTACACTTTACCTATATAGTGTGAGGTTTTAAATTTGTTAAACAGAAAAAGAGCTATTAGTTTCAGTATATACTTACTTATCTTTCAAACCACGTAACGGTTGCTCTTGTCTTGAAAGTGGTAGCCGAAGCTACCTATATAGTTTGTTAATGCAAAAACTAGACCTTCCTGTGCTACTATACTTTGAATTGTTTCACAACAACTACATAGTCTCAGAGCGTACCCATTATGGTCTATATTAGTAAATTAGTAAACAGACTACCCTCAGTTGAGGATAGTTTCGTCCTAGTCTCATCAGTGTACATTTTATAGACTCCTAGGCTGTCTTTTTGTTTGTTATATATAAACTTAAATTTAAGATTGTATGGGCTTAGAAAATATATATTTTGGAAAGAGACTTTTGTGAAAACTCAAATTTAGCTCTAAAACAAGTTCAGATATGTTGAGTAGAGTTTTCAAAATTGAAATGCTAAAAGTGCTCTTTCTCGGAGAATTGGGGAAATGGAAAAAATTTCTGGAGGTGGAGAGAGAATGATAGTGGAACCACGCTCATTTATCTCACTCAACAACATTCTTCATCATCCTTATCTACAGAGATGGCATTATTCCAACTGTTTTCCTCATCTACAGGAATACACTTCAATATTGTATATTTCCCAAGATCATCTTTCTTCACCTGAAAATAACATTCATAGTTAGGAAGCCAATCTCCTGCATGGATCTTAAAATTAAGTCCTTCATAATACACTCTATCACCTTTGGCTACACCTTTTACTACGAATATTTTCATATTATGATTATTCTACGAAGTTAGTAAATGCTACGTAAGCAAAAAAGAATAGAGATTAATCTCTATTCTTTAACATTTCTAAATACTCTTCGTATGTGTAAACAATTCCGTTAACTGTAATGTATCTTTTATTCGTTTTCATGACTGTAATCTTTTTTTAATTGTTTTTAATCTGTTTTAATTGGTTGAAACGGGTGCAAATGTTTGCACCCGTTGAAAGGTTTACAATGTAGCAACACTGTATTTATATCCTTTCTTTGTTTTTTCGGCGTCGTACTTAACTTTGTTTTGCCCGTTCTCCTGATAAAATTCAGGCTTTAATACGGTCAATGTACTTTCACATTTTAAGTAGGTTTTATCTTCCAAAAGTTTGTTAAGTGCTTCGCGTTCGGAAATTTCCGAAAAGTCAGATACAACCGACTGCAAATTTTCGTCAATTGACGGCTTTACACTTGCTTTCAGTGCTGATAGTGCAAGCGTTCCGATTTTTCCGTTCTCTGGTTTATCGTCAAAGTAAACCGCTTCCAAAACAATGTAAGAACGTTCTTGTCCCCCAGCCGGTTTAAACTTTCTTTCAGAAAAATTTCCGGTCAATACAATGTTTTTCCCGTTAAATCCGGCTAAAGCCAAATTTTGGTCAAAGCGTTCTTTTCTTACCGCTTCGATAGCTGCAATGTTTTCCTTTACTGATTTGAAACCTTTGCTTTTCTTTGTCTCTTCAATTGTAAACATAATCTTTTTGTTTTTAATTGTTAGTAAATCTGATTGAGAAAATTATAATGTTTTTACTTTTTTCTCAATCCCTGTGGGGGGAGTTAAGAGTATGTGGAATCCCGATCGAGAATCATAAACTAAATTCAAATTACCATAAATATATACAAAATCATAAATAACTTTATTTTCTATATTGTGTAGGGGGGGGGGATTAATTTTAAGTACCAAAATATAAATTTAGTGTCACTTATCAAATTTTTTAAAATTTACTTGTTTGGGCAAAAAATTTGCATTACCTTTGCAGTATCTAAGATATTAGAAATGGATATAGGTAATAATTGAAATACTATAAAGAACTCAGGAAATATCAGAAATAAGAAAACTGGAAGACTGTTAAAGATTCAGTTATCTAATTCCGGATATTATATATGTAGATTATGTAAAAATGGAAGATGTAAAACAGTAACTATAAATAGTCTAAAATGCAAAGACACACAATCCAAAGTTTAGAAGGCTTTATTGCAGAGCAGTTATTCTTAGAGTTTAATAGTAGAATAACTAAAACTTATTTAGAAAACAATTGGAATTATATAATATATGGAAGAGATAATATTTATTTAGATCTTAGAAATTCTTATGAAAAAACAGAGGCATCTAGAGAATATCGAGGATAAGTTCAAGCAGTTAAAGTCGGAAATATATAAATATAATTTAGATTATAGAAAACGGTTATTAGAACTCAAAAAGAAATTACAAAATGAAATTAATACTACCTCTAAATTTAGCGAATAAGTTAATTGACAATTTAAAATATGATCAAGTAGATATTATAGTTCCAGCAGTCTTTACTGAAAATTATTTTGTTAATATAAATTTTTCTCAGAAAAGTTATTATGTTTCACCTTCATTTTCAGAACCGACTTTAGAAGATTTTGTATTTGCGAATTTAGTTTTAGACCATTTAAAAGAGAATTCCGAATCAATTTAAAGTTGGATTCATCCTTTAAATGGTTCCAGTTGCAATTTAATAAAAATTATCCGAATTCATTTGGAAGTCAGAAAATAAAGTAGTAATTTTGTAATCTAAATCAATACAACTAAGACATGAAAGAAAATATATATTTTATACTATATCAGCTTGAAATTATTGACGGAATGAAAGTATATCCAAAGAAACTATCCAAAATAATTCAATTATCAAAAGAAGATTTATCAGAAGATAAAATTTGGGATAAATTAAACATTCCAGATAACTATAGTTCAAAAATATTATTGAACATTCAAAAGCTATAATACTATACGGAAGCTTATCTGTACGGCAAACAGAAACGCTCTTCAAAAGCGTTGGTCCCCTTCCAAAAGGGATTATTCGGGTTCGACCCCTGACTTCCGTGCATATTCCCAATTAGTTCAGAGGCTAGAACGCTAGATTTGTAATCTTGAAACGTCGGTTCGAGTCCGACATCGGGATCTACCTAAATTTAAAATTATTAATTATGAACACTTTTTTATAGATTAATTTTGGAAGAGCTTCTCCATAATAAAGTATCATTCAGAGAATTGTAAGATACTATTTTTAAACTTAAAAAATTAATTATTATGGAAACTTTATTAGAAGCTATTAAAAAATTAGAAGAAAAACAAATCAAGGCTAAAGCCAATAGAAAATCAGCAGATTATCAAACTAGAAATCAAGCTAACTCAGAAGTTTATTATAACCGCTGTATTTTATTTGCGTTAAATACTGCATGGTATATCGTTAAACATAATGTTGATGCGGAGGAATATATAAATACAGTTATGTCTAATTATAAGAAAGACCAAGGTTGGAATGGTTACGGTAATTACTTAGGAGTAGATTATGTGAAAGAATATTTTTCACGTAGAGTAAAAAGCTTGATTGAAAATGAAAAGACTATACGTGCTGATAGATAAAAAATTAAATCCTATATACGGATGTGTTCAAGGAGGACACGCAGTTGCTCAATATATGCTAGAGCATAAGGATTGAAGTAATGAATATTTGATATATTTATCAGCAGATATAGAACACGAGGAAGAAAAATTATCCCTACTTGGCAAGGACTTCTCAATATTCAAAGAACCAGACTTAGACAATAAGACTACTGCCATAGCTGTTGTTGACGACGGGTCTTTATTCAAGAAACTAGAATTAGTTTCAATGGGAGTGTAAATCTCCCAAATGCTTCATTGGTCGAGTGGCTAGGCGAACATCTCTAAAGTGTTAATACGTGGGTTCGAATCCTACATGAAGCGCAAGATTAATTACTTATTAGATGAACATATTTATTAACTTAATTCTTACAGTTATGAAGACAATAAAAAGAATTGTAAAGAAAGCTGGAAGTTGGATAATACAAACATTTAGTAAACCTATGTATTATACTCCAACAGGAATTATACCAATAGTGAGGGTGTAATTCCATTATGGGAATTAGGTAAATAAAATTATTGTACGTTTGGCTGAGTGGACGAAAGCAGTAGGCTGTTAACCTACCAGGAGGTATCCTCATCATAGGTTCGAATCCTATAGCGTGCGCAATCTTAAATTAAAAATGAATTAATATGAATAATGAAACACTTAATGGAATGGATAATTCCTGGATTATATCTCAATTAAAGAGATTAGGACAAGACAAGGTAAAACAGATTGAACAATTACAAGCTGAAAATAAAGAGCAAAAAACTACTATTGAACTCCTTAGAAAGGAATTGCTTAGGTTAAAATCTGAACTATCAGAAATAGTTAAATCATTAGACAAAGAACTCGCTAATGATGAAAAAGAAGTTAATAAAGGATGTGTAGGAAGTATTAAAGAGTTAGACGATGATCTCATTTTAGAGGAATTTGAAGAAAAAGTAAAAGAGGAAGGAGAGCATATCATAGAGGAACTAAAGGATAAAATAAAGAATCCTGTAAAAGTTTTTCATCTATCACTAGAAATTATGGCATTAATTGTAGATGAAAAATATAAAGAGCTGTTCAATTTACTAGACAGGTATGGAATACAGTCTAGCTTACCTATATTATTAGAACAATATAACGAATTTAAAGAGAATGGATGTAAACAGGTGGAACGGTAATCATTTTCCATATAAATTGGAGATTCTATCTTTAAATGGTCAAACCTCTTTAATACTATCTAAATACTTACTAGATAATTTAGAAGGAGATATAAATCTAGAGGATGCACCTTGTATGGAATTGTTAAAAATAAATGGAAAAGATGAGAAGGAGTGTTATGATGTATTCAAGAAAACTGTTTTAATTGATGAAGGTAGCTATAATAGATAATCCAGAATTAGTTGAAATAGTCCAGTCTGGATTAAAAAGAAATAAAGAACTTTACGGAAAAAGATATTGCCCATGTAGATTAGAACATACTGACGAGAATATATGTTTTTGTCAAGAGTTTAAGCAACAACCTGTTGGATCTACATGTCATTGTGGAATTTACATAAAAACAGAACAATAAAATGATTAATTACAAACAAACTATAAAGAATTTTTCAAAAATTCTTCCTACTGCTGATTTAGATATGCTATTCAAGTTAATGGATGCTATCGTTGAGGAAAAGCTATTAAATTTTCCAACAACTACAAGTACTCCTTACACACCAGTAAGTCCCTATTATAGTACTCATAATGCGAATAAAACCAATGCAGAAATATAATAAAAGGCGACAGGTAATTACTTACCTGCCGCCTTTTTTGTTGTTATTCCATCTATTAAGTCTTTAAAACTAAATATAACTTGATTATTGGAATAACCATTATCGTAAACATTGTTGAATATAACTCCATCTGCCCCCATTTGCTCAGCTGATTTGGTTAGAGCAGCTCTATTAGAAACTTCACCTACAGTTTGTATAGGTTTATCTAATTTTAAAGTGCCAGAAACTCTATAGGGTCTATTAGCAAATAGTGCTCTAGCTTTAGCTGCCTTAGCTGCTTTAACTCCCTCTCTAGGCAATCCTCACTTACCTTGAAATCAAATACCAAATGGGTTAGCTCCTTCATTAATTACATCTCATCTTTCAGGAAAAAATAATTTTAAGGCTTCTGAATTATTTTTATCGTGGATAACCTTAACACTTTGAGTAGGTGCTCAGCCTACATTTGATGGAAGTGACTTAGGAATTAGTTTAGTTTTATCTATATTTCTATTTAGTTGTTTTGCAGCTAGTTGTGCTGCCTTACTTTTTATTGCCTTTCTGCTTACCATTCCAAGATATTCTAATCCTTCAGGTAAGGGTAATAAGGCTTGAACAAACTGTGCTCTTGGGTCATTAACAAATTCATTAATTCCAGCTGTTGTTCCCTCTCTAACTTTTCTCCAGTTCCTAGCAGTTTCTAGTCCTTGTTTTCTAGCAATATCTCCTCATTTATTATTGGGATAAATATTTATTTCTGGTAGACTAAATGTAGGAAGTTTACTACTTCCACCTTTTTGAAATTTTCTTATATTTAGTTTCATTACTTCTTACTCACTAATTTTCATAATTCTGATAGATTGTCCGAATATCTAGCTGTTTTGTTTTGATACTCCTTTATAGTATCTTCATATAAATTAGGATTCTTTGGTTTGACCATAATCTTTCTGGGATAATTATACCCTTCTTCCATAATAAGAGGAGGTAATACTGGTCCATCAAAGTATTTATATGTTTTAACTGTCTTTTCTGGTTGTAATAATACTTCTCCACTTATTATAGGCTTTTTCATATCTTTTATACCTGCAGCATAAAGTGCTTTAGATAATCCCTTACCTTTTTCATTAACTTTGATGTACTCTGGATAGATAGTATCAAATCCAGCAGTCTTTTCAAAAGAATCACTTAGGTCTATATGTCCTAATTCTTTATTGGGACTATTTAATGAAATTCTAGTAACTCCTGGTTCAACTTTCTTTACAGTTTTAGTTACAGGACTAATAATCTTTCTAGCTTTTGTAAGATTTCTAATTACAGGAATTGGTAATGCAGCTAGACTATTAAGTATTTTATCTCTTTGATTAACAGCTAGTTTAGCATCTACTCCAGCTTTAGCTAATCCTATTGCAGGATGTAATGCTGCTAATTCAGTAATAGCTACACCTATAGGTTTACCTATTTTTGAAGTTCCATTTCTAACTACCTGTCCCAAATCTAAATTATTTTTAGGAGTAGCAACAATATCAGGAAGAGGTCTAGCTAAATTATAGGTTTTAGAATTAAAATCGTAATTGGCTAGACTTCTTTTATTATATGCATTCCTATACTCCTCCGTTCCGTACTTCACCTTTGGCATCTTTCTTAAATGGATTATGTTTAAAAGCTCCTGCAACTGAGTCAATACCTAGTAGTGCACAGCTAGATCAAAATAACATCTCAATTATATTAGGACTGGGAATAACATAAAATATAGCTACTATAGAGGCTAATAAACATACTAACCATCCTAAGCATCCAGCCACTCTTTTACTAGAAGGGTTTTTACCTTCTGATACTGTGTCTCAAATAAAATCTTTAAATGACATTTTAGTACAAAATTAGTTTAACCATTTAAAAGAAGAATTCCAACTTTAATTGGATTCATCTAGATATTTATTAAGAGACTTCATATTTCTGAATTTCTCATAAGCATCTTTTCCAGCACTGTATATCTTCTTCTTTTTATTCTTTCCGTGTAACGCATCTATAAATTGTTCTGCCGGAGCTTCTATGGCTCCGTAATCATTATGTAGTAATTTAATTTTATATCTTGCGTAATCTTTCAGGTCTTTAAAATTTCTATAGTAATACCCATCAGAATGTCGAGTTCCTAAAGTTTCCTTATTATTAAAAACTTTAATTCCTCCTAAGTTGTATCCATTACCTCTAGGGCTAGTTCCATAGGTACTTTCTAACGCATCTTGTCTAACTAAATTAGATATATTATGCTTAGGTAATCCTAATTCGTCTAATACTTCAGAATATATAGTTTTCATAGTATTGGCAAACTTTCTAAAATTCTTTTCTTTAAATCTAGTTGAATAAATAGGATTGACTTCTGGTTTAGTAGTTTTACTAAGTCATACATTCTTTTCTATTATATTATTTCTAGACACTGATTTGTCTGATTCTTCCTTAGGTTCAAAGAAAAATCTCTTTACATTATCTAGAAATTCTGGCTCCTTTCTTCACAGAAGTTCTTGTCCTATTGCTAGATCATTTGCTTTAGACTTAGGAATATTATTATAACTTAGTAAGCTGTCTTGAGGAATTTCTAAAGAATTAGAAATCTTGGTCAGGTTATCTCCAGGATTAACTGTATAAACTCCTGTAAGTTTAGTTCCTCATTGAGCCTTTAAAACTCCTCCATTTTTACTTATAGGAAACATTTTACTGAATGAATCTACAGCCATTTTATCTCTTCCTATATGCCAGTGAGCTCCTGTTCCTCCAGTTCTAGCTAACATTTCTGGAGTTGTTTCGTCTAATATTCCCATCTTATTATCTCTTATTCATTTAAGAGTTTTAGGAGCTTTGTTGAATGAGTTCTTAAATACTTCCCAACTAACTCCTTCTTTAGGAATTATATCCAAAGCTAAGCCTTTACTATGTCAACTGCGAGAGCCGTTTGAAGTAATTGAATTAGGTCTGTAGCCACTAGTTACCCTAAATGGAATGCCTTCTTCTGTAGCTATTTTAACAAACTCTCCCATTAATCCTAATTTAGGATCGAAGTCAGGAGATTTTACAGTCTTTTCTAGAACAGGCTTCTCTTCCTTTTGAATATTAGGTTCCTGAGAAGTCTCTTCTGAAGATTGATTCGGAACTTCTCTTTTAGATGGTTCCTCACTAATATAATTGTAAGGATTAAAATTAGAAGTATCAAAGGTCAGTTCTGGTAAAGGTGTTTCAGAAATATTTACATTATCATAATTCAGAAATTCATCATCTAGTGTTCCTCCCTGTTGTTTTTTAATCATGCGCTTTTTAGTACTAGGTCAACTAGTTCCTTTAATTAGTTTCTTTCTCATATCTCTTTTAGAATTTAGTTCTTCTGCATTTTTAACTAATTGGGATTTCTTAGGAGTAAATTTTCCTCCTATTCTAAACATTGAAGTTTTGACTCACTCTTCTGGGTTTCCGCCACTTTCATTTATATACTGAGGCATAAAAGCAGCAGCGATAGAATTTCTATATATACTATCTAATTTTAAGTCTTTAATTAGATTATTACTAGTAGGAAAGTAAGGAATAACAGTATCAGTTGATATTTTTCTTACTAATTTATTTTTATCGCTCATAATAAATCTTATTTATGATGCCACTTAGCTGCATTACGTGCAAAGTTTGCTCTCTTCTTTTGTAGAGGTGTAGCATTTGGATTATTCAATACACTACGTGCATGTTCTTGTACTGACTGCCCTGCAGCCTTAGCAGAAGCAGTAAACTTACCTCTATTTTCCTTCTTTATGTGAATCTTATTTTTACCTCCCTTTTTTGATAATCTGACTGTTTTTCCACCATTTTTTAAATAGGAAATACTGCTCAATGGTAGTTTTTGTATTTCCTCGCGGAATTTGTCTTTGACTAATTTAGATAACTGTTCGTTTAAATTCATAACTAAAATATTTTATATTTCATTTTTTACTCTACGAAATTAGTGCTAATTTTGCACATGAACAAATGAAAATTACTTAGACACGAAAATATGGAATAATGTTAATAACCAAAAATAAAATCGTTTGATTGTTATACATTTAAAAATAATAGCGTGAATATGTTAGCAGATTGATTTAAAAACAGTCTTCAATTTTTTCTACAAATGAGTAAGGAGAATAGAGCCTTTCTTATTTTACTAATTTTAGCTATACTTAACATTAATGTTTCTAACATTAACGTAGTTAATAGGTTAATTAGTAAAGAGAGATTGGAGAAGATGGAAGCGGAACGTTATACTGAACGTATAACGCCTACAATTAATATACAGATACAGTATATACTTATGAGTGATCCAGACGCGACTAATGTAATATTGCTAAATTATCACAACAATAATCACAGCTCTCAAGGTTTCTCATATAAATATATAACATTCTTAGCTGAAAAATTTAAAGATGATGAGCCTATGTGGGGAGAAGAGTTTAGGGAGTTAAGCTACATAAATTATGGAGAGGAGCTTATCAAAATACATAATTTAAGGTATCTAAGAGCGGACAGTATAGGCGAATTAAAAGAGTCCTTTCCTAAATTATATAGAAAAATTAGATTATGTAATGCTTCTGCTGTAGCTTTTTATCCAATAGAAGGAGTCAGAGACCCTGTTGGAATGGTTATAGTTTTATATAAAACAAAACCACAATATAATCTAGGGTACTATATGAAAACAGTATCTCCGAGAATACAAAGGTTAGCAATACTATTAGATTATAACCAAGTTAAAAAACAAATGGAAAACTAGTATGCAAGTTGATAAGAGAAATGGTAATGTAAATTATAATGATGAATTTCATCAATATTGGAATGATGAGGGTCAAAAGTTTATTTCTGTAACTACCTTAATAGGTAGATTTGAGCAACCTTTTGATCAAGATTTTTGGAGTAAATACAAAGCACTAGAGAGGTTAATAGGTTCTCAAAAATTTGCAGCAATGGAAAAGCCGAGATTATTGAAATCTAAGAAATGGGATAACTCAGTATTAGAATTATATGATATTGACGAGGTTACTTTTAATTCTACCCAGCAAGACATATTAGATGAATGGGCTAAGACTAATAGAGAATCTTGTGAAAGAGGAACTAAAATTCATGCAGCTATGGAAAAAAAGTTTTACTCTGGAGCTTCTAGTTATTCTCTAAAATCTTATGGATTGGGAGGAAAATTCGTTTGTAAGCAAAACTACACTCCATTAGATTTAGAATCTGCAGTATATCCTGAGTATTTAATTTCTAGAGTATCTGAAGATGGGCACATTAGATTAGCAGGACAAATAGACTTGTTAGTCAAGGACGGAAATGATATTTATATTATCGACTATAAGACTAATAAGGAATTAAAAATGAAATCTGGATACGATCCAGCTGCTAAAAAATATGCTATGATGAAGTTTCCTCTAAACAATTTAATGGATTGTAATTTCATGCATTACACTCTACAATTAAGTACCTACGCTTGGATGATTAAGAAAAATAATCCTCAATTTAATATAAAGAAATTAATTCTTGTATATTTTGATCATGATGGAAACGTATCCACACATGAAGTAGAATACTTAAAGAACGAGGTAGAAAGAATGCTATCTCAATACAGAAAAGAGCTTATACAAGAAGAGAGGGCATCCAAGAGAAAAAGAATAGAATTTTAATAATTACATACAGTGGCAATAAATAATTAATAGAACAAACCATATGCCGAATAATCCGCATTGATGTTATCAAATAACTTTTACAAATGCCACAACTGTAATTATAAATATAAGTAAAAATGGAAGGAAGAATTAATCAAACTCTATGAGAATCCAGAATACGAATATGTGAAAATTGTCCCATATATTCTCCAAATAATGGAGGAATATGCAGCAATAGTTTATATATCAATCCTCAAACTGGAGATGTCTCTATACATCCTTTAGATGGTTATGTAAAAGGATGTGGGTGCAAAATAAAACTAAAAGCAAGATTAAAAACTGAGAAATGTCCAGCTGGAAAATGAGAAGTATTATAATAAAACTAAAACACATAGTTATAGGATTTTGGTACAAACTTACAGGTCAAAACGAAGCAATGAGAAATAGCAGAATAAAGATCTGTAATAAATGTTCAGACAAAGATGGAGCATGGTGTGGGATATGCGGCTGTTTATTAGATGCAAAAACTAGGGTGTATAAAGAACATTGCCCTAATGATTTATGGTAATTTTAAAATTTAAATGATTATGTTAAATAACGGAAGAATGGATTTGGTAATGGGAGGAAGTGCAGTTAGTATGATTGGAGCAGAAAAACTTAGTGAAGAAGAAAGAAGAAGTGCTATTAAGACATTTAATGAAACTACTAAAGAGGCTTCTGAATCATTCTGTAAAAATATAGATAAAGAACTCGAACGTTCTAAACAGGTGAAAGAACAAGCAACTAACCTAGAAATCCTTCCTACTAATGGAAATATTTTAGTTAGAATGTATAATAAAAATCCCTGGGATCAAATAAAAACTACAGAATCTGGACTTATTATTCCAGTATATGACGGAACTTATATTTCTCACGAAACTGGAGAAAAGGAAGTTGCTAGAATGGCTGTAGGCTATGCAGAGGTAATAGCTGTAGGTCCAGAAGTTAAGTATGTAAGACCGGGGGATGATATTATTTTTATCAACGGAACTCAAAGACCAACACCATTCTTGGGACAAGCTCTATGGGTTGTTAGTCAAAATAATGTTTTAGTAGTAATCAATGAAGAACTTACTGAAAGATTTTCTTCAATTAAACAATAATAAGTTATGATAGAAAAGGTATTTTTTCAACCAGGAGATCTTGTAACTTTAAAACAAGATATTCCTAATAAACCAATAATGATTGTAGTAAAAAAAGAAACTAGAACCTTTAAATTGGATACTCCTATGGATGGTAAAAATACGGTAGAGTATTTTAGAGGTATTAAATGTAGATGGTTTACTACAAATGGAGAGTTCCAAGAAGCAGTTTGGAATACTAAAGATTTGCAGAAAGTAGAAAATAAGTAATTATAAATTATAGGAGATTACCCCAAAGTAGTCTCCTTTTCGTATTTATAGGCGTATGAACCATTTAAAAGAACAAGGGTTCATTTCTTGATTATCCGAGATATTAAAAGTTAATGAACCTGATCAACTAGACTTAGAAATTAAAAGATTAGGGAAAGATAGATTAGATGAATTAGCAAATCAATTTAATAAAGAAATTTGACCTATTATGGCACAACAATTAGAAAACACTTCTGTTAAATCTGCAAAAGCTGGAAGTAAATTGGATTATATTATTAGACTTAATGGAGGATGCCCTGAAGGTTACGAAGTGGAACGCTTTATGGCTGGAGGGAAACCTTGTTCAAGATGCAAAAAGAAATCTACTGTTCAAATGAAAAAAGGCTCCTTAATGGATTCTATTAAAAGTGAGATAGAATCTAGCAAGTGTGGAGGAAAAATGAAAAAGAAGAAAATGCAAGAAGGCGGAAAATATAATGAAGGAGAGCACGCTAATCTTGTAGAAAAATATAAGAAAGGCCAAATAAAACAAAATAGTCCAGAACATAGACGTCTTCAAGAATTAAACAGAAATTCAGGACATCATGAAGATGGATGGAGTCCTAAAAAGAAAGTTAAAGCTCCTAATAAAGAGCAAAGTAAAAAGGCTACAGAAAATATTAAAAAACATTTACAGGGAGGAATTATTTTTGCACAAGAGGGAACAAAAACTACTGTAAAAAAAAAGTCATCTCCTAGACCTGTAGCTCATGTTGGAACATCTGATCCAATAGCTTTATGGGGAAGAACTGAGAGTCAGGTTTCTCCGAGAGAACTTCCAGAAGTTACAGTTACGGCTCCAAAAATTAAAAAACCTAAACTAGATCAATCTACTTTATATGGATGGATGATGTTAAATGGGTTTGACTCCAAAGACGCTAGTTTCGAGGGGAGAAAACAATTATTCCAGAAAATTTTTGGTGATGTAGAACATAAAGGAACAGCTTCTCAAAATACTAAATTATTAACAGCATTGAAAGCTGCTGGTAAAAAAGCTACGGATACAGATTTTGTGGCTGGAATGAATAATCTTGTTATGTTAAAACCTTCAGGTATTCCGAAATTAAAATAATGTAAAATTTTTAGTGGATTAATATGAAAGTATTTGTATATAATAATGCTTCTGGAGAATTAGAATTAAATGAACCAGAAATATTATTGGTTAGGGAATTTGAAGGATTATGGGAAAAAGGAAGAAATAAATGTAAGGAAGACCCTACTGGAACTAGACGATTAAGAGCTTTCAGAGAGTTTAAATATATATTCCTTATGTTAGATTGGTTAAGTCCTTATTCACAATTTGATGAACAGGAAAGACACCAAGAATGCTTACAAGATGCTAGTATTACTGATGAAGAATGGGCTGATCCTACTTTTAGAGCTGCTTGTAGGAAATATAGAGAGTTGCAGGAGTCGTCTAAAACGTTAAAATTTATCAAAGCTGCTCAAGGAGTAGTAGATAAAATTACGGATTATTTTAACGATTTGGATTTAAGTGAAAGAGACCCTGTTACCCAAAAGCCAATATATAAAACGAAAGATGTTATTGCAGAAATGCAAAATGCGTCAAAAGTGGTAGATGAACTTAAGAACTTAGAAGTTATGTATAAGAAAGAAATTCAAGCGGTTAATTCCTCTATTAGAGGGGACGCAGAGCTTGGAGCATTTGATTAATTATGCCTAGAGGTAGAAAGAAGAAAATTCAAGATCCTGTAGTAGAAAAAGCTGTTGAAGAAATCCATAAAATAATAGATTCTGGTGAAAAAGACTTACTAGAGAATCCCATATATAACGCTCCAGTACATATGGACCCAGAAGTATCTAGTGGTTTGCAAGCAGCTCGTATAGAGGATAGAGTTTCTGACAACAGTATGCAGGATTTTTACAATTGGGATATCCCTCTTAGTGAAAATATTACCTTCTTTGATTCTAATCTAAGTTACGAAATTTCTGGATATAGACCAATAAATGAAATTCAAGGATTAGATTTTAATCCTGAATGATTCACAGAAACTAGGAAAATAAAACAAGATACTGGAATGTATTGCTCCTATCCAAAGGGTTCTAAGAAATATCTAGACTTTTGAAAAGAACAGTTTAGAAGATGCAACGAAGGGTACATCTCTCATGGATATAGGATTACAGGAGACAATTACTTTTTCCTAAATTTTTATAGACTAAAAGATATTTCTACTGTTAAGGTAGCTGGTGGAGGTAGACGTTCAAACTTTCCTACCTTTTACGCTAAACAGTATGAATATTTCCATTATATAGAAATATGTGAAAAGACTGGTCATGATGTATGTGCATTAAAAGCTCGTGGAGTCGGTTTTAGTGAGATTGCGGCTTCTTTAGGGGTTAGACTTTACTCCACAGTAGAAGAATCTCACGTATTATACTCAGCATATAGTGATGATTTCTTATCTGCAGTATTACGAAAATGTTGGGAACAATTAGAATTTCTTAACGCTGACTCTGAAGGAGGTATGCGTCATGTCAGACAAAAGTACAATTCTGACTATCATAAAAGAGCTTCTAAACTAAATAAACAACGGGAAGAGTCTGGATTTATGTCCGAAATACTTGGGATTGCAGCTGATATTCCTAGAAAGCTTCGTGGAGACCGTGCAGACAGATTATTCTTTGAAGAAGCTGGTTCTAATCCAGTTCTTATTAAAACATATTTGCAGAGTAAGGCTTTGGTAGAAATTTCTGGAAGAAAATTCGGAACTAGATTAGTATGGGGTACTGGGGGAGACTCTGGACCGGCTTTGGCTGGATTGAGTGAAATATTCAATAATCCAGAAGGATTTGGAGTATTACCTTATAGACATAGCTACACTAAAACTGGAGAGCAAGTCTTGACAGCGTATTTTATTCCAGCGTTTACCTTTGTAAATAAGGATGGATATGTAGATAAAAGAGGAGTGACAGATTCTAAGAAAGCCAAGGCTTTTTATGAGGAACAGCGAAACAAATTATTACTATCTGGAAAAGCTGATACGTATAGGATAGATTGTGCTGAGTTCTGCTTTACTCCAGACGATGCTTTAGCTCTAGAAGGAGATAATGATTTTGATATTGTAGCACTTCAAGAACAGCTTAGTAATATAATACTCCATAAAGTAGGACCGAGACCTGAAAGAGGGTTTTTAGAATATGACTTCGGAGGAAGGGAACACAGAGAAGAAAATATTAAGGGGTTTAAGTGAATAAAAGATCCCAAAGGTAAAGTTCTTATATTAGAGCATCCCCAGAAAGATGAGGGAAATACAGTATATAAAAATTTATATGTAGCAGGTATAGATAGTATTGACTTAGGGCAGGACGAAACTTCTGAAGGAACTAAAAATGGATCTAATTTTTGTATAGTAATTAAAAAAAGAGTGCGAGGTATGGACTCTCCAAAATATGTTGCTATATATAAGGATAGACCTAAAGATATTCGTGAAGCATTTAAAATAGCACTTAGACTATTACAATATTATAATTGCAAAGCTGTATTAGAAAAATCTAAAGTTAGCTTTGTAACTTATTTAAGAGACAGGAAAAAAGCTGACTCTTATTTAATGAGGAGACCTAGATCTACAATGGCAGACACTCAAAGAGGTAGATCGAAGGAATTTGGAGCCCCAGCAACAGAAGCTATTATTAGGCATCAGCTAGACTTAATAGCTGCCTATATTAGTGATTATGCCTCAGAGATATGATTTGAGGAAATGTTGCAAGAATTAATTAAATATTCATATGAAAATAAGAAAAAGTTTGACATTGTAGCTGCTATGGGGATGGCAGAACTGGGGGATGAAGAAATGGCAGGGGTTGTACCTCAAAGAGAGACTGTCTACGAAGATGAGTGAGAAGACTTTGGATGATATAAAGATGAAAGAGGAATTATTAGATATGGAACTATTCCTAAACAAAATCCTCTAATACCTAATTATAATTTATATCCTGATTATGACGACGGAAGAATTAGAACAAGTAATCCTCGATTTAATTAAAGAGGTATATTGTGTTAAATATATAGCTAAGCTAAAAGTGAAAGAATTGAAAGGTGAAAATAAGGTTATAGGATATCACCTAGAGTTAGGAATGAATAATGTAGATAAACCTATTACAATTAATAAGGAAGGGACTATAGAAGATTTTTTAAAATGTATTAGAGAAGAACTAAGACTAAGACATCTACACTATACTACCTATAGTCTCGGATACAAAGCGTGTAACTAATGGCTAAGAAAAAGACTGAAGACGAGTTGATAGACTTTACTAACAAAGCTATTAATGAATTAGTTTTCCCAAAATATACATTGAAAAAAGCCTATAATTACTATAACGGAGTTAGAGATCCAGAGCAATTTCGATATTTAGAATCAAACTTTGGAATAGGAAATCCAACTTCTCTTGAATTTATTCCATTAATCAGAAAACATGTGGACGCTATTGTAGGAGAATTTTTGGAAACACCAATTATCCCTAAAATAACTTGCAAGGATTCTAAAACGATTAGTAATATAGAACGAGATAAACATCTTAAAATAGTTAAAGATGTATATACGTATCTTAAGAATCATTTGAATAATTCGATCCTTACCTTTTTAAATGGTCGTAATATTACCGATAAAGCAATAGAGGGTCAAATAAATCAAATCATAGAAGATATAGACCAGAATTTTATTTCCGAGTATGAGGTAGCTGCTCAAAATGTTATTCAGTATATTTTAAATTCAAGAGACACAGATCTAATAGAAAAACTAAGAATTTTGCTTTTGGACTTACTAATCACTGGTTACGCGTTTTATAAAGTAGTACCATCTAAATCAGGAAATAACATTGAAATCAAAATCTTAGATCCTCTAAATACTTTTATAGATAAAAACTTTAGTTCCAATTACGTAAAATTGTCTTATAGAGCTGTAGTTAGAGAGTGGCTAACTAAAACCCAAATTCTTAATACATATGGAAAACATTTATCTGAAGAAGATATAGAAGATTTAGAAAATATGTATGAGACTGTAACAGACAGTTCGTCTATATATGTTAGGAGCTATAATAACCAATGTACTGGATTTCCGGCTTCTGATGGACTAGAAGCTGGAAGAGAGTTAACTCCAGGACTCCCTAACGAACAGTATGGTGTATTAACTAATAGGCTAATTCCAGTATATACAGTGGAATGGGTAGAGACTGATTCTGATTTCAAAATGCAAAGATACGAACAAGTAAAAATTGGAAATACATTATATATTACCCAAAATGAACCTGTTGAGGTAGTAAGAAGTCAGGATAATCCTACTTTTTGTACCTTATCAACTAGCGGAATATATTTCTCTACAAGAAGCTCGGAACCGTATTCATTAGTATTGGCATGTGCAAATCTGCAAGATAAATATGATGTATTACATTTTTATAGAGACTCTTTATTAGCTTCTAGTGGTACTGTGGGGGATTGGTTGGATGTATCTATGCTTCCACAATTTTTGGGAACTAAACTTCCAGAGAGAGTTCAGAAATGGCTTGAATACAAAAAGAAAGCTGGAGTAGCTCTAATAGATACCTCTCAGGATGGAATTGCGTTTAATAATAATACTGCATTTACTGGATTTGACGATACTGTAAAAGCGCAGACTATTGAAGCTATTGAAATGGCTATAGACAGAATAGAGAATACTTGTTCATCTATAACTGGAGTATTTAGGGAAAGACTAAATGGAATACAGCAGAAAGATGCTGTTACTAATGTAAAAGTTGGAATACAAAACTCATTTACTATTACTAAGCAATTTACTCATCAAATGGATTTGTTAACAACAGAATTATTAGTAGATTGCTTAAATGTGGCTAAAAAAGTATGGAAAAAAGGTTTAAAAGGGACCTTAATACTTGGAGATAAAGGAGTAAAAGTATTTACAGCTCTTCCAGAGTATTTTACTGTAACTGACTACGACATTAATATTGAAGCTAGTTCTAATATAGTTAGAGATATGGAGACTATAAAACAAATAGTTCCAGAATTAATTAAAGCTCAAGCTCTCGATCCAGAAGATTTAATAGAGGCTCTTACTGTAAAGAGTATGACAGAACTACGAAATAATGTTGGAAATTCGTTAAAGAAGAAACGACAGGAAGCAAATCAGGTAGGTCAAATACAACAACAATTAGAACAGTCTCAACAGCAATTGCAGCAATTAATGTCAGAGAATAAATCTCTTAATGGAAGGCTCGAAGCACTTAATGAAGCTAAGATAAAATTAGAACAAGATAGACTAAAATCCGAGACTGAAATTAATTGGTATAAAGCTAGAACAGATAAAGCATACAAGGACTCTGTAGCTGAAACTAACAAACAAAAAGTAGAAGTAGAAGAGGCTCAAATGTATGATGGGAATCCTCACAATAATAAAGTAAAATACTAATATGGAAGTAAAATTAAACATTTGTAAACTGGGAGGAGAAAAAAGTTGTGCTATTAGAATAAGTGATGCTACGACAGATTTCCTCCCAGAAGATTCCTCTACTCCAGTGTTTCAAAGGTTTAAAAGGTCAGAGGTTAAGAGTATAGATGTTGTTAGATTTAATGCGGTTAATGAAACCAAGATATTAAGAGTATTTATATCAGATATAGATCTGTCTAATGTATTCGAAATAAAAGAAGACGGTTGGTATGATGTACACCATATAGTTCTTCCAACTAAGGAGTGGTTTGATAAGGCATTAGAGGATGGAGGAATGATATATACTTATGATACTGTATATTATATTGATAATGAAAAGTTCTATAAATATAAAGATGCCGTTACTACAGAGATATGTATTGAAGAAATATTAGAAAGAAATCCTTTAAACACAACTATTTCAGTAGCTTGTCAAAATCATTTTTCTATATTTTATTTAATGCATTGTTATATTTTACTTGCAGAGAAGTTACTCTCTATTAATTTACGATGTGAAAGCGATCAACTAAGTGAGTTAACATTTAATAGAGATGTACTATGAATGGCAATTAATATAATTAAATATTCAGTAGAGTTTGGAGATTTAGAAGGAGCCACAGTAAGATTAAGTAAATTAAATTACTGTAATGGCTTATGTAAAAAACTTAACAATGATACTTTAAATATTTCTGGCTGTGGGTGTAATAAATAAGCTTAAAAGAAAAGCTATACATGATTTCGATCACTTAGTTAAGAGGCTAGAAAAGGGATATAAAATAAAATACAATGATTTAATGAATATTGTATGCTTAATAGAGTTATATCCAGATATTAAAAATAGTAACTATATAGCTTCTACATTGTTGCATGAGTAAAGAATTTTTTGATGGCACTGGTATATTAACTTCAAGTAGAAGTTGTTACACTAGTCCAGAGGACTGCCAAATTCCAACTAAATTAAGTGAGCTGGAGAACGATATGAATTTTATCAGAGATGCTCAATATCAGCATACTGATAACAATTTTACAGATGAATATAAAGAGATATTAGATCAAAATAAAAATCTGCCCCAGGCTGTAGAAGATGCTAAAAATGCTGCAGACAGAGCTAACGCAGCTGCAGATATTTCAGAGACATTAAACGAAAATCCTCCTAAAATAGTTAATGACTATTGGTGGTTTTATAATATTGATACTGGTAGATATGAGAATACTGGAATTAAAGCTATTGGGGACTCATTTGTTATAAAAAGAACCTATTCTTCTGTTCAAGAAATGGAGGACAACTTTAACAGTCCAGACGTATTAGTTGGAGAGTTTGTAGTCATAAATACTGAGGATATAGAAGATCCAGAAAACTCTAGACTATATATGAAGGCTGAAGAATCTTGGAAATTCATAACAGACTTATCCGGAGCTACTGGTGTTACTGGACTTTCTGCATATCAAATAGCAGTACAGCATGGATTTGAAGGCACTGAAGAAGAATGGCTAGAATCTCTAAGTAAGGATAGTAAAGATGCTGCTAAAGAAGCTAAAGCTGCTGCTGAGGCTGCTAATCAAGCTACTTCTGATTTAAGAGAGTTTGAGCAAGAATCTAGACAGTCAGAAGAACTTAGACAATCTCAAGAAGCCATTAGAGAACAGAAAGAGGAAGCTAGAGAACAAAAGACTAATCAAATTATCTCTGAAACTACTAATGTAAAAAATGAGACTGACCAGGTTAGGCAAGATACCTTGACAGCTAAAAATGAAACAATAGCAGCTACAGAAGCTGCAGAAGAGGCTACTAATAAAACCTTACAGGCTATTTCCAATGCTGAAACTGCTACTACAGCAGCTACAGAAGCTGCAAAAGAGGCTAATAAAAAGGCTACATTAGCACAGACTGCAGCCGACAATGCAAATAAAGCTGCAGAAACCACTAATCAAGCTATAGAAGAAGCTAAAGCGACTACTGCTAAAGCAACTGAAGCTGCTAATAATGCTAATGAAAAAGCTACTCTAGCCAATGAAAAAGCTGGATTGGCAGATAGCGCTGCAACTAAGGCGACTGAAGCTGCAACCAAAGCGGATACAGCTACAGGTAATGCAAACCAAGCAGCTACTAATGCTAACAGTAAAGCCAGCCTAGCAGACGAAAAAGCTACTTTGGCTCAATCATCAGCTGAGGCTGCAAACCAGGCTGCAGAGAGTGCTAATACAGCTACAGAAGGGGCTAACACTGCAGCTGGAACAGCTAACCAAGCAGCAACATCTGCAAATCAAGCAGCAATTAACGCTACAACCCAAGCTGATAGAGCTAAAGAGTTTGCAGATAATCCTCCAAAAATTGAAGGGGGAACATGGTGAGTTTGGGATGAAAACAATGATTCCTACACTAACACTGGAGTAAGCGCTACAGGTCCAAAAGGAGATACTGGTAGCGGACTAAATATCATTGGAGAACTTAATTCAGAGTCTGAATTACCAGCCGAAGGTAAATCAGGAGATGCCTACTTGATAAATGGTCAACTTTATGTTTACGTAGGTTCTGGAGGTAATGTAAGCTCTAATCCTAAGTGGAGTAACGTAGGTACTATCAAAGGGGATAAGGGAGATGCAGCTACTATTGAAGTGGGAAATGTAACTAGTGGAGATGTTGCTAAAATAACAAACTCAGGAACTTCAAGTGCAGCAATATTTGATTTTGTATTACCCAAAGGAGATGCTGCTACTATTAAAGTAGGAACTGTTACCGAAGGTGAGTCAGCTAAAATAACCAACTCAGGTAATGAGCATGAAGCTATATTCGACTTTGTGTTGCCGTCTGGAGAACCCGGAAAATCTCCTAAAATACAAGGAGGAACTTGGTGAGTTTGGAGTTGAGAAGAAAATGATTATGTTAATACTAATATCTCGGTAAGTAGTGATTATGAACTTACTAAAGAAAAGGTAGAAAATGTATTAATTGGAGATATTACTACTCATAACCATGATTCTAGTTACATAAAAGATGCTCCAAAAGATAGTAGATATTACGGCAGACAGGAAGGAACTTGAAAAATATTAGACGATGTTTTTATTAAACAAGAATCCGACCCAACAGTTCCAGAATGGGCTAAACAACCTAATAAGCCTCAATATACAGCTCAAGAAGTTGGAGCACTTCCAAGTGATACAGAAATTCCGGATATTTCAGGATTGGCTACTAAAGCAGAATTAGAATCTAAAGCGGATGTTTCTTCTTTAAATGGTAAGGTTGATAAAATTGAAGGGAAAGGACTATCAACTGAGGATTTTACTACTGAAAACAAAAATGATTTAAATAAGTTGAAATCTAATTTAGATTGAACAACTGTAGAATAACTTAAAATTTAGTTGAGAATGGAAATTAATGACGATAATACAATTGTAGTTACCACAACTAGAGGGTGCATGACAATCAAAAAGAGAGTAAAGATTCCTACTAAATTAAGCGAGTTAGAGAACGATTCTGGATACATAGTGGATCCAGAATACGTTCATACAGATAATAATTTTACAGATTCTTATAAATCTCAAGTAGATAAAATAGACAAACTTGGAGCTAAGTTGGAATATGGGGAGATTGTCGATAACAGAAGACCTATATATCTTAGAAATCTAAAAAACGAGATAATAAGCACTATTTGAGTAGAAACAGGAGATTACATTACTAGTAGTATAACTCGCAAAGCTACTGCAGAGGATGTATTAGAAGCGGCTAAAACTGGAGTAGAAATAGAAGAAGGAGATACTATTCTTATAATGTATTTTAAGAGTGGCTATAAAATATTTGTTAATCTAGAAAAAATAGCCGAAATTTGTACGTTTAAAAGTACGAACACAATAGTCTTCTCTACTAGCCAAGATAATGTAGTTTCTGCTGATGTAAAAGTTAAGGATAATAAGATTATATCAATAGATACAGAAGGTCTGACTGGTAATATACAAGTTATAAGAGATGGAGAGTTTATAAAACTATACGGAAAATCCATATCTGAGGAGAACTTATTGGGTAAATTTCAGTCTCCTAACAAGGAGTTACTCTATGGATTGTATGTAGAAAACATAACAGAAGAACAAATACAACAATATCCTCCTAATTATGTAGATTGAAAGAAATACGACTCAGTCTCAAACCCAGTTAATAAGGGTGGAAATTATTATATTTTATTTTATAAATTGTATAGTACATTAGATGAACATATAGTACATACATATTATATATCATTAGCTAAAATGTCTTCAACTGTTAGTATATCCTCTAAAGAGGGTAATTTGTTGACAGATGAAAATGATGGATTATATGTAAGTATAGATTGACACGACGTAATTGATTAAATTTAAAAATTTTATGGCGAGAGTTAAATTTTTTAGAGGAAGTAAAAATTCCTATGATGCTGCTAGTAAGCATCTAGATGCAGTCTATTTCGCTCAAGACACCAGCGAAATTTTAATGAATGGCAAGGTCTATGGAATAGACGGAACCTTAGCCGAGAAACTTAAAAAATCATTAGTATCAGTAGAGCTTGGAGATAATGGGTCTATTCAATTTACGGATGCTAGTGGAGATCAACACACAATTACTATTGCTACAGCTACCACACAACAGGCAGGTTTGATGTCTGCAGCAGATAAAGCTAAATTAGATAGTATTGACGACACACTTTCTGCTAATTTGATGTACACATCAAAATTACCTGATGAATTAACTACTCCAGAAAAACATGGTGGTTTAGCTAAAGGTACAAAAGTAGCGGATTTGGAGAAAAAGACACTATCCCAAATTTTTGATGATATTCTTTTTGAAGAAATTCAACCTAGTGTTCAAAATCCATCATGTTCAATTTCTCCTAAAGGTAGTTGGGCTTCTAATGGTATTTATGAAGTTGGACAGGCAGCTCCTGGAGCCGAAAGTGATTTTAACGTGTCATTTAATAGAGGTACTTGTACTGTAGTAGGGCAAGCAAATAAAAACCGTGCTGGTGCAGAAACTGGTCGTAGCATCAAATTAGGTTCTGCTGCCTTAGACGCCTCCCAAAAAGTCACATTAGGACAAATGACTTATAACCTAACTGTTAACTACGGTCAAGGTGATACCTTGTTAACATCTAAAGGTAATAAAGCTAGTGTAACTTCCAACCCACTACCTGCAGGCAGTGTAACAGCAAGCACTTCAATCTTTGGTACTTATCCATATTTTTGTAACGGAGCTAATGCTTCTACAGGTAACGGAGAAAGTAGTATGCCGTCTGGTCCTACTCCAGATACTAAACTTCCGTTAAAAAAATGGACTGATACTTTAATCGGAGCTAAATTTGCTTCTGAAGCTTCTACTGGAACACGTCTTGAATTTAAATTCCCTTCTCAAAAGAATGTAACTAAAGTAGAATTCTTTAATACCGTATCTGGTAAATGGGAAGTATTTAGTTCAGCCAACTATGTAATTTCTAATGCAGGGAATATATCAGTTCAAGGCAATGATGTAGCATATAAGAAATTAACTACACAAGGAGCTTTATCTGGAGCACTACAGTTAAGATTTACTGTTGCTAATGTTTCAAGAATGCTAAATTCTGAACCATATACATATGAAGGTGAGGAAATAACTGACGAAGTATTCCGTAAGGTTGCTATGAATAGCACAACTGTTCCGTTTATGGACAGTGAACCTATGGCTGTTGCTGCTACTGGTAATCGTCCTGCGGGTGTTGCTGCATTCGCTGTTAACTTTGAGCCAGGAGGTCAAGCTCCTCTAGATGCTCGTTCTCTAGTTCCTACAAAGGCAGACCTTATTGCAGCTAGTACTTACTCCGGTAAGAACTACTATAAAGGTATGATGGTAGTAGTTGCTGACGATGAAGGTAAACCTGCAGTATATATTCTAAAAGATGTTTCTAAAATTACTTCAGGAGACTATTCTGGATGGCAACGTGTTGACGTCGGAAATCAAACTATTATCCAGATTGTAAATGATTTAACTACTGGTGGTGCCGATAAAGCTCTATCTGCAGAACAAGGTAAAGTATTAAAAGAGCTTGTAGATTCTAAGATTGACAGCTCTAAGATAGGTCAAGCAGACGGTGTTGCAAGTCTTGGTACTGATGGTAAAGTTCCTTCTACTCAACTTCCAAGTTACGTTGATGACGTAATTGAAATTCAGAAAGTTGTAGCTGCGAAAGCTAATATTCCAACATCTGGCTTAGTAGTAGGACAATTATTCTATGCTACTGCAGAGAAGAAATTATTTAAAGCTACTTCCACAACAGCAGTGGATGCTGGAACAACTCCAGAAGCTGGAAAGATTTATATTGCTGTAGCTGATGGTAACAAGCAATATCGTTGGGGTGGAGACACATCAGGTCTTATTCAAATTACTTCTGGTAATCTAGTATTAGGAGAAGTTGCTGGAACTGCCTATGAAGGTAGCAAAGGGAAAGCTACTACTGATAAATTAAATGCTCACGTAGCTGACACAGATAATCCTCACGAAGTAACAAAAGAACAAGTAGGTTTAGGTAGTGTAGAAAACCTAGCTCCTGCTGATCTTCCTGTTTCTACAGCTACTCAGACAGCTTTAGACAAAAAAGTAGATAAGGAAGTAGGTAAATCTTTGGTATTAGATACAGAGATTGCTAAATTAACAGGACTTAAAAACCAGTCTGCAATTGACTCAGCTATTGCTGACGCTAAAAAAGCTGGCACTGATGCAGATAATGCAAGAAAAGCAGTTACTGGACAGTCTACAGATACTTATGTAGCTAATTCAGAATCAAATTATATAGCCGACGCTACTAGTTTAAATGATGCCGATGTTAAACTAGACGCACAAATTAAGGTTAACACTGATGCCATAGCAGGTATAAAAGGTGGAGCTTCGGCTGACTATAATACTTTAAAGAAATTAGAAGATAAGATAAAGGAAAATGCTACAAGTACTACAGAATTAGAAGAACGTGTCACAGCTAATGGAGCTGCCATTACTAAGTTAAACGGTAATGACACTGTAAACGGTTCAGTGGACTTCAAAGTAAAAGCAGCAAAAACAGAACTTAAAGGAACTAACGGAGATACTAAAGATTCCGAAACTATTAAAGGAGCTAAAAAGTTCGCGGAATCTCTACTAGAATGAGGTGAAGAAGACTAACAGAGAGGGGTTAATTTCCCTCTCATTTTAAATATACTAGTACAATGGCTATTGAAAAGAGGTTTATTCATTTCAAAACATTCTCTAAATTTAAGGAGAAGCTGGAATCTGGAAATATCTTAGACACTAGTATTGTTTTTATCAAAGACACTCGACAAATATACACTCACGGCGAGTTCTATGACTATGATGGAATACTTGGAGAAGACTATGGACCATCTAAAGACAACTCTCAACCTCAGCCCGGAGATAGTTTTGAAACTGCTATAAGTAAGCTTCATGCTATGATTACTAGAGGTCCTGATGTAGCATGAACAACTATAACCGATTCAGGAGGAGTCATAGTTGGAGGCATTATTGATAACACAAATTGGACTACAATAACTTAATAATATGATAGAAACATTATTTATTCAAGCGAAGACAAAAGCTGGATTCGAAGCTAAGTTATCTGCATCCGAGGTAAAACCAGACTCTATTGCATTTATTGAGGACACTAGAGAAATTTGGACTCAGGGAGTTTACTACCCAATGTCTGAAATTGTAACAGTATCTAATCTTCCTGGAGAGTCGCTACTTAGCTACAATCTAGAAGGAACAAACTATAAATATAGAATAGGAGACGAATGCAGATTTTACGATACAGATAAACAAGAATACAGATTTTACAAATTATTTGACATCTCAGATGGAAGAGCCAAATGAGGGCTAGTTGAGGGAACAACAGAATTGGCAACTCCTTCTTTAGATGGTTTAATGTCTAAAGAAGATAAAACAAAGCTAGATGGATTAGCACAAGCTGATTGGAATGCTGAGTCTGGAGGGGCTAAAATATTAAATAAGCCAGATATATATACAAAGACTGAAGTAGATGATCTTATAGAGGGAGTTAATATTCCTGGTGTTTATAAATACAAAGGTTCTAAACCTACTTATCAAGATCTTCCAACTCAAAGTAATGAAGTAGGTGATGTTTGAAATGTTGTTAAAACTGATATTAACTATGCATGAACAGGAACTGACTGGGATCCCCTTGGAGGAACTTCTTCTATGGCTAGTACAACAGAAGCCGGATTAATGTCTAGCGAAAACTTCACCAAACTTCAAGGTATTGAGGCTAAAGCTCAGGTAAATAAAATTGAATCTATAACATTTGCTGGGGAGCCTATAGAAATTTCTGGAAAGGCAGTAGCTATTCCAGAAGAAGTTCACACTTCAAGCGGTGTTAAACCTGAAACTAAAGTTCCTATCTGGGTAGATTTATCTGAATCTGAGGTAGTAGAAAGCTATACTAAAGAAGAGTCTAATGAATTGTTCCAAACTAAAGTTCCTGGAAAGGGACTATCTACCAACGATTTTACTAATCCACTAAAGAATAAATTAGACGGAATAGAAGAAGGTGCTCAAGTTAATATAAAGCCAGATTGGAATGCATCTGCAGGAAATGCTGCTGAGATATTAAATAAACCTACTATTCCAACAAAGACAAGCCAGCTATCCAATGACTCTAATTATACTACAAAAACTTATGTAGATGGAGAGATAGCTAAAGTGCATCAGTTTGAAGTAAAGAAAGTGGAATCATTACCTCAAACTGGAGATAGCAATGTTTTATACTTAGTTTCTAAGTCTGGATCAGGTCAAGATGTTTATAACGAATACATTTGGGATGGCTCGAAATTTGAGTTGATAGGAAATACTTCTATAGATTTATCTAATTACTATACAAAAGAAGAAGTTAATTCTAAAGTTCCAGTAATAACAGTTTCAGCTGATGAGCCATCTGGAGGAAAAGATGGAGATATATGGTTTCAAATTGTAACTCAATAACATATGACAACTAAGATAATAGAACAATATATTAATCATAATGGCTCATGGGTTCCCTATGAGCCTATGATTAAACGAAATGGAATATTTGAATCTCCAGAAAACTTATGAGTTAAGTATAATGGAGAATATATAAATAATACCTGGGCTGTAGATTTTAATGTTAAGGGCAGAGAAAAACATGAATTAATTTCTAGACCAAAAGTTGGAGATTTTGTATATAGTGATAAAACTTGAAGTACAGATTTAAGTGAAACTAAAACTTGTGTCGGTGTCATTACTGATGTAAGAAGCAAGGATTTTGATTTCATAGGTTTGGAAAATCTGACTGCCAGTTTTTGGACAAATTCATTAGGCACTATTTCTGATGTAATAACTGAAACAAATGAATCTTTAGCCATATGTGACTTCGCAGGTAAGACAAATTCTCAAAATATCATACTTGCGAAACCAACGGAAAGCACGGCGGCACATCAATGTGCAGCTTATTCTACAGAAGGATTCGGTACAAATTCTTGGTTCTTGCCTTCTTGTGGACAGTGGAGTGTAGCTCAATCAAACAGGGTTAAGATCGACGCTTCAATAAATACGACAATCGGTTCAGATCCATTGATTAGTGGTTCATATTGGACTTCGACACAATACACTTCAAATGATGCTTGGATTTTTGGTTGGGTTAATGGCACAAAAAGGGGAACGACCAAAAGTAGTTCATATACAGTTCGTCCTTTCTGTACCTATGAATACAATCCTGTTCCAAACGGTGTATATATTTATGACAAAGATAATAATCGTTACACAAAAGAAGAATGGGCATCATCTGGTAAAGGAACGTCTGATGTATGTGGTATAGGCATTTCAACCGATACTGATTCGTTTATAGTAGCAACAGGTATAAGCGGAAGCTATCCTTTTGGTGGGCGAGACACTTTGATTCCCAATGTACCGTTGTTAAGTTCTGGTATATCAACCTCAAACTTAAGTAAAGCAACACATGGGTTTATTTACACTGATGTGATAATATCTACTTTAGGAATTAACAACGCACTTGCGGCAAAATATGCTAAGACATATACGTTTGGGAATGGGCAGAGTGGATATTTACCTTCATTTAGTGAAGTAACTACTTTGTATTCTTACAAAACACAAGTAGAAGAGATTTTGAGCATGTTGGGTCTTTCTTTATGGGGGAGTGTATATATTCAAACATGTACCCAGTTTGGACCTACTAATAACGCGGCTCTTTATTGGCAAGATGGAAAATCTCTTCAACCAGTTAAAAATAGCAGTCTTAAAGTTTTGCCTTTTACCTTTCTCCCATTTCAAGGAAGTACAGAAGAAGGGATATATATCCTTGATACAGACAACAATTTAGTTACGCGATCAAATTGGGATGTCTCAAATAATAATAAGGCAGTAGGTGTGGCTGTTATTACTAGTAGAAGCCAGTTTGTAATAGCATTATCAGAAAAACCTTCATCAACGCTAGCATGAGGAAGTCGTGATATACTAATTAAAGACATTGTTACAACAACAGATGCTAATATTGCAAAACTGGATTTTGCGGGCAAAAGCAACACTGATAAGATAATAGCACAATTAGGAACGGGAAACGCTCCTGCTGCTGAATATTGTAGTAACTATATATTCCCTAATGGACAAAAGGGCTATTTGGCCCGCCTTTGGGGAAGGCAAATAGCCTATGATAATAAAACAGAGATTGATGCTTGTATGTCGCTTATTGGAGGCACAAGTATATATACAGATTATCATTGAACTTCTACCCAATTCTCATCTAGTCATGTATGATTACTGCATTGAGTACATGGTATTGATAGAGTCAATAAGGACGATGGAAGTCATAGTTGCAGAGCTTTCGCTCCATTAAACTTTCATCCTATTAATTCTGTTCAAAATGCAAAAATAGTTCCAAATAACACTCTTTCGAAGTCAAGAACAACTAACGAATCTGGAGAAGCCACTTTAAGACTAAGAGCAGGAAAAGACTCTACATTTTATGTAGAGCATCAAGACTATGTTCCTTACTCAGGAATTATTGAAAATTTGAGTAGTGACTTAAGTAAAGAAGTAATATTGGAACAGGGAGCTACTGTAAATATAACGGTTAAAGAAAATACAGAATCAGGAAATGTAGTACCAAATGCATTAGTAAGGATACAGTCTGAAGATGGAATTTTAGACTATATTACAGAGACAACTGAAGGAGGAATGATTTCCACACATCTTTTAAATGGTTCCTACACCTTTACTATTGAGAAGGATGGTTATTCTAAAGCAGTAGTTACAAAGGATATATTAGACAATATCAATGCTATCACATTTGTGATAATTAAAGTATATAATATTACAGCAAACGTTACTAAGACATCGGAACCAGTACCAGATGCTACAGTAAATGTTTGAGAGGAATCTCAGGATTCTGTTATATCTCAAATACTTTCTGAAATGGGATGTGTACTGTTTAAGAGAACAGGAGATAAAGCTGGAACATTTATAAGACTAGATGAGAATACTAGATTAAAATATTTTGATGGTTCTGTGGCTAAAACTGATGGTACAGAGGGAGATGTAATGGTATATTTGCCAGAGTATTATTATCGTTATGAAAATTTAGGAGGTACTAAATTTGCATATAGATTTTCCCGTGTAAACTTAGGAGAAGATTGGGTACACGTTCCTGCTTCATTGGTTGGGGCATATAAAGGATATGTATCAAATAAGAAATTATATAGTAGAAGTGGGGTAACTCCTAAAAATGCCATTTGATTCAATGAGGTTACTTCTTACTCAGAAGCTAGAGGAACTGGATACCAGATTATTGACTATTATCAGCATTGTCAAATAGCTATGTTGTTCTATGCCAAATATAGAAATAGACATTCACAAGCTGTTCTAGGAATTGGTGGAGCAGAATATAATACTAAAACAGGAGGGACTGATGCTTTAGGAAATAGAGACACAGAAAAAGCCTCTTCTGGATGGGTAAACTTTCGAGGTATAGAAGGAGTATTTGGAGGTCTTAGTGAATATGTAAAAGGTGTTATTATTAATAATAATGTTTGGAGTATAACTAATCTAGACAACTCTGTTAGAACAGTAAAAGCATATAGTTCTAGGGGCTATATATCACATATACAAGCTGAAAAAGGACCATTCTTTGATGTAATACCTACTTCTATACAGAGTCAAGACCAACTGGGAGAAAATTACTGTGCTTACTATTACACTATGGGGGCAGAAAAAATAATCCTATCCCGTTCTGGAGCGCACGCAGTTGAGGGCAATGGTAGCATAGCATATACATTTGCTAACGACGGCACAACCTCTGCAAGCTATGAGGTAGGTTCTCGTCTTGCTTTTAGAGGTGAATTAACAGAATCAAAAGATGTTAATAGTTTTAAAGAAATAATAGCTGTATAGTATGGAACAAGATAGATTAGTATTTGATTCTAGTATGTCTAATCCAGAAAACATGGACATACAAAAGTTAGTTGCTACTGGAGTTACTAACGCAAGTGGAGAAGCTACATTAGGAAATATAACTCATGGCAATTATACTATTGAAGTAGAAGAGACTGAAACCACTTCTAGATATTCGGAAGCAGTATTGATAGATTCTTCTACATTAAATATTGAGGTACAACCTATTTATTCAGTTACAGTAACTTCTAACGCTAAGAATAGTAAAGTTGAATTTATAGCTTCTGATAAAGTAAGAAGAGTAGAAAATACAGGAGATAACACATCTGTAACATTTACAGAAATTCCCGCAGGAGAATATTTAATAACTATATCAGAAGAAACCCATCAAACCTTAAATAGCTCTGGAGTTATAAATGAACCAATAGATTTAAAATATTCATTATCAAAAGTGCCTAAATTAGTACAAATTGACTCTGATTATGAAAGTTACTTATTAGATACTGCTTATAATTATGTAGATATTATGGATAATTCTGAATCAGTAGCTACTATTGATTTAAAGAGTATATCTAGTATTTCTATAATAGATAACACAGTTAAATATAGTAATAACGAATTAGCTATTAAAGGCACTCTTAGTTTACATTATTATGACTAATGAAGAAAGACTTGTTAATTGTAAACAAAGAATACTAGCTATTTACCCTACATCTAGTATTCTATCTGGAATAGACTCTGCAGGCAAATTTGTCTACAGAGTTACAATTCCAGGAATAAAGATCATTGAGTCTCCAAATATCAATGCTCTGGAAGATGCAGTGAAGAGTTTAGAAGATGAAAAATAAACCATTTAAAAGAAGATTATTTATTTAAATTATTAAAAGAATTAATATGGCAGTTTTAAAAATTCCTAATCCTCAGTGGGATGGTCATACTCCCGAAGAAGAGTATTTGCCAATTTCACAAATAGGTGTTCAACAGTTTCCAGACGCTCCTGAAGATGGAAAGATGTATAATAGAAAAAGTGGAAAATGAGTAGAGTGTTTAGCACACCCCATTCCAACACTAGAATCTGTCCCAGGAGAGAATACCTTAACTTATATTATAGAAGGAGTAACATATACCTTCTGTATAGGAGATGAAGCAAGATATTATGATACAGAAAAAAAAGAGTATGTATTCTACAAACTATATGATTTAAAAGAAGGTAAGGCAGATTGGAAGATAGCAGGAAGTGGTGGAGGATTAGCTAATGAAACTCTAATTCTATCTTTAACATCCAATCAAGGATCAGATGTTAAGTTAGAAGGAGTTAAAATTCATATTAAATATTTAGACAACACCACAACTTTAACTTGGAGTGGAGTTCCACTAACTGCATCAATTCCAGTAAATGTAAGCTATACAATAGAATGTGAGGCTATTGAAGGATATAAAACTCCAGATGTTCAAGAGTTTACAGCTATCGCAGGAAATACAAGAACAATTAATTTGGAGTATCAGACTACACTCACTACAATCACAGTAACTTCTAATCAGTCTCAGCCAGATTCTGCTTTAAATGGTTTAAAGTTAACATTATCTTATGATAAAGTAAGCAAGGAGATCAATTGGACTAATACTCCTCAAAGTGTAAATATTCCTACCGGAATTGAATATACTATAACTGGAGAAGATATTGAAGGATATAAAACTCCTAATCCTCTATCACAAATAGCTGAAGGCACTTCTGGAACAGCAACATTATCTTATAACACTACTGTATTATCTATAGAAGTTACATCTAATCAGTCAGATGATCTAGACTCTTTAACCGTAACTGTAAATTTTGATAGTAAAGATCATCAGTTGCAATTTAATGGAAAAGAGACTAAATCTATAAATGTGCCAACTGGAAGCGAATTTACTATCACTTTCCCAGAAATTTCTAGCTATACAAAACCCTCAGTTATATCAGATACTGCTGCAGGCGCCTCCATGAGCAAATCTGGGGAATATAAGTCTACAAAACTGACCATTACTAGGGCATCCAACCAAAGTGAAGGTCTTGGAAACACTACAGCTACGGTAAAATATAATTCTAGTTTTACTCCAGTTCCTTTTGCTGACGGTGATACTTCCAAAACATTGATGATACCGTTTGGAGTTAGTTATAATATTACTTTCTCTGAAGTGACTGGCTATAAAATTCCAGATGCTATATCTGGAACAGCTAACTCAGCTAGTAAAAATGAAACTGGTACATATCAATCAGAATTTTTGACTGTTAATGTAAGTGGGGCTTCTGGTTATACTATCACTGTAAGTGGTCAGGGTTCTCAAACTACTTCTCCAAAGGTCTATAAAATTCCGTTTGGAACTAGTTACAATATTTCTGCTTCTAATGTAAAAGGTTATAATACTCCAGCTACTCAATCTTTCACAGCTAATCAAGTATCTAGATCAGTTACAATGACTTATACTAAAATTGCTAATGGTGTATATATTTGTGATAGTGACGGTAAACTTACAGCTGTAGGTAGTTGGAACACTGGTAACAATAGTAAAGCTGTAGGAGTTGCTGTTGTTAGTGATAAATGTAGTTTTATTATAGATAAGACAAACAGCAATAATAGTATCAAATGAGGTGGATATGGTACAGATGTTCCAGGATTAAGTAATATTACAAATAATACTAAAGCTAGGTTAGATTATAACGGAAGTTCTAATACTGATAAAATTATATCTTCTTTAGGTTCTAATGTAAAGATAGCTGCTGGTTGGTGCGAATCAAAGTCCATTACTGTCGGAGGTGAAATTAGAAAAGGATATCTTCCAGCTTTAGGTGAATGACAAACAGCTTATGACAACAAATCTCAGGTATATAGTGCTCTAAGTAAGATTGGAGGTACAGCTATACCTGATAGTTATCATTGGTCTTCAACGGAGTACTCGTCGAACGTCGCGTGGTTCTTGCGTTGAGATAGTGGTACCATCGACGGCATCGGTAAGAACGGCGCCGTCTACTGTCGTCCCTGATATGTACTATAAAATATAGATGAAATTAAATGAAACAATATAAGTAAAATTAACTTTGTTAAAAACTAAAACAAAAGAGCAATATGAACATGAAAAGTAAGATAGAAAGCTTACCGTTATATGAGAAAACATACAAGTTTATGTTAGAAGTAATAGGATGTATAGAAACGTTTCCTAAAAACTCAAGATTTACATTAGGAGACAGAATTATGGATAATAGTTGTGAGCTAGTAGCCTATTTGGCGCTAGCTCATCAAAACTGGGAAAACCCTAATACTAGACAAAGTTGTCTAGAAAAATATAGGGTTAAATACGAAACGGTAAAAATACTTATAAGAGCCAGTTTTGAAAAAGAGTTGATAAGCTATCAACAACAAGCACGTTTCGTTCAACATTTCTCTAGTATAGAGGAATGCTTAGGTATGCAAGCATCTTAACAACAATATATAAAATAGAGCTAGTGTGACTAAGGTTACGCTAGGAGGAGCCTAAGTTTAGAGTAAGATGTTATTTATTTTAAACAAACTTAAAGAAGCTGCTTACGTGCTAGACCCGTGTAAAAATATATGTAAAAATGTTACAAAAATTATATATAAAAATACACGAAATAGCTAAGACAATATAATCGTAAGTACGCAACGGGGTTCTCGTCGTGCGGCGCGTGGTCTGTGCGTCGGGCTGGGTGGTTGCGTCCGCGTCGTCGTTGGGCGCAGCGCCTGCGGCTGTCGTCCCTGATATTCTTTAAGTGCCCTAATTATATTGTATGATTACTTTAGAGGATGTAATTTCTGCTTATTACAAATGCAGAAAAAATAAGAGAAATACTTGTAATGCATTAAAATTTGAAATAAATTGGGAAATAGAATGTGCTAAACTATACAAAGATATTATGGATGGAACTTATGAGATAGGAAGAAGTATAGCATTTATAGTAACTAAACCTAAAAAGAGAGAGGTATTTGCAGCTGATTTCAGAGATAGGGTTGTACATCATTTAGTTATGTTAAGATTAGAACCCTTATTTGAGAGAGAATTTATAAAAGACAATTACAATTGTAGAGTAGAGAAAGGGACTTTATACGGAATAAATAGACTTCATGAACAAGTAAAAGAGTGTAGTGAAAACTACACTCAACCTTGTTACATTGCTAAATTTGATCTGCAAGGATTTTTTATGTCTATCCATAAACCTACTTTATTGAAAATGTTAATAACTTTTATAAAAGAAAATTATAAAGAAGATGATGTTGATATAATACTAGAACTAGTAACAAAAATTGTAAACAATTGCCCTCAAAACAATTGTATTAGAAAATCTCCAGATTTCATGTGAGATGATTTGCTAGCTAATAAATCTTTATTTACTGTAGACAAAGATTATGGACTGCCAATTGGTAATTTAACAAGTCAAATGTTTGCTAATTTTTATTTGAATACTTTTGACAAACTAATGGTAGAGAAATTCAAATACTATGGCAGATATGTAGACGACTTCTTTGTAATAAGTAAAGACAAAAAACTACTATTAGATTCTGTTCCGTGAATAAGAAATTACTTAAAAGATAATCTTAAAATAGTTTTACACCCTAAGAAATTATACATTCAATATTATAAGAAAGGTTGTAAATTTATAGGAGCTGTAGTTAAAGGTAAGTTTAAATATTCTGCAAACAGGACAGTAGCATACTTACATCAAACTATATTTAAATTCAACGATCTAGCTGAGAAATATGAACATTATCCAGCAGAAAAAGCTGAACATTTCATAAGCGTTCTTAATAGCTACTATGGGTTTTTAGGTAAATACGAATCCTATAATATAAGAAAGAAATATGCTAATATGATTTCTAAAAGATGATATGAAGTAGTGGACATAGCTCCAGATTATAGTAAATTTATATGTAAGGAAGAATATACTACTAAGCATAGATTATTAAACAAAATAATTCAAAACAACTATTAATTATGATTAGAATTACTGATTTAAAGACTAATTACAAACAATTTGAACAAGAAAGTGAAAACGTTTTTGTAGTTAGATGGTATTATAAAGATGTATTTGATAAAGAAGAAGGCACTCCAAAAAACGAACCTGGAACAATTCCAACTAATTTAGCTACTTGGACTTATGAAAGGTTCTATTTTAAACCATCTATAGAAGATATTAAACAAACCATTATAAGTTGGTGTAATGAATTTTTTATTAAAAACGAAACATCAATTAATGGTCATAAATGTGTATTAAGTAAAGATGCTATATCTACTATTAAAATTAAATGTGAAAATAGTGATGCTAATGTTACTATTCCTTGTGTAGATTGTGGTATCTCATTAGACAGTAAGTCTGCTTTACAAGCAATGATCAAATTAAATGAATACTATGAAACTTGTGAAAGTAATAGAGAAGATTTAATAGATTCTATTAAGAAGTGTACTTCTTTAGAAGATTTGGAAAAAGTGAATTATGATATTAAATTTCCTGATAAGGTAGAATTAACTTCTGAAGGTTTAGTAACAGCTGCAAAAGAATATGAAGAAAATTCTGTAGTAAATCAAAGTGTATTATTTGCACAATCATTTATTAACACTTTGGAACTTACAGATGAACAATCTCTTTCAATGAAATTACTTTATCCTAAATGGGAATCTTTTGTAGGTGGAAAATTAGATACTGGAATGAAAGTATTGTATCAAAATAAATTATATAAAGTTAAACAGACTATAGCTACTGTATTAGAAAATCAACCACCTTCAATTCATACTGCTGCTTTATATGAAGAAATTAACGAAACTAATCAAGGAACTTTAGAAGATCCTATTCCTTATAATAATAATATGGAATTATTTGCTGGTAAATATTATTCACAAAATGGTGTGGTCTATAAATGTACTAGAAACTCTGGACAGCCAGTATATCATGATTTATCAGCTTTAGTTGGTCTTTATGTAGAAATAGCTAAGTAATAATAGTCTATATTTATATAATTATCACATAAATAGTTTATTTAATAATTTTTAACAAAAGCGTGTTAAGATCTTTTAACAGATTTTAGCACGCTTTCTTTATAATTGTTAATTTTAACAATTTTTAATAATTTATTTGACAACCTCATAGATTTATATTATCTTTGCAGTGTAAATAAAAGGGAAAAACTACTCTATAAAAATTTGATTTTACGCGTAAAAAATAGATAAGACGAATCACTAACACACAATTTTAAACAATGTCAGAAGCCGAAGACAAGTTCGGTTCTAAAGGTAAAACTAATGCAGCTTTAACTCTTGGTATCATTGGTACAGGTCTAGCTGCTCTATCTAACAACGGCGGATGCGGTTGTGGAAACAATGGCGGACTATTAGGTGGTCTGTTTGGAGGAAACAACGGAAACTGTCGCTTAGCAGAAAGAGCAATGCAAATGGCTTATGCTCAAGGTCAAATGGCTGATAATTTAGCTTGGTCTAATAGAGTACAGTCTATGCAAGATGATATAGATCTATACACTTATATCAATGGTCAAACTAAAGTTTTGAGTGACCAAAACTATCAAGGACGTATCCAGGATATAGGAGAAAAATGTAATATGTATGTAGACCTTATTACTAGAGATAACGTTCAAAATCTTACTCTATGCGACAAATTGTCAGCAAATAGAGAAAAAGATATTCAGGAAAAAACTGATATATTTACTAGATTGAATGTTAGAATTAATGAACTTGAAAAGAAAGAAGCCGCTACTGCTGCTGCTCTTCCATTAATGTTCGAATTAACTCAGGTTAAGGCTAACAAATATACCGACGATTGCTGCTGCAGAGCTGAAAAACAGAACTTGATTTCTGATGCTTATCTACAAAGACAATTAGATCACAAAATTGATGGAGAATTAAAGTATGCTTATAGTAATCTATGTGCTCCTGTTCCTAATATCACTCCTTTGTATTGTACTCCTTTCACTCCTAATGGCAGCGGAACTACTTGGACAGGATGCTGCGGAAATTCTCAAAGTTTATAGTAATTTAAAAAGGAAGTAAATATGAGTTGTTGCAGAAGAAGTGTATCCAGTACGCCTGGATACACTTATATAAAGAATAATGTTACCCAAACTTGGGCGGCATTAGGCGGAGTTTTACAACCAGGAAGCATTGTAGCTACTTCTAGTGCTAACAATATTATAGTTTCTGGTAACTCACTAGTTGTTACTAACAAGGGTACATATATGATAGATGTTTCTGCTATAGGTACTCCTGGGACTGTTTCTTCTACTATTATACCTACTATTTCTGTAAACGGTGTTATAGTATCTGCAGCTCCAGTAGCAAGTGGTGCAACCGCCATAAATACAGAGTATGAGATTAAGACAGTATTGTCTCTTAATAAAGGAGATGTAATAACTATCACAAATACGGGAGCTTCTGCATTAAATATTAATTCAGTCGATGCTCCAGCTTATAACGTAAATATTCTTATAGAAAGATTTAATTAGTATGTTTGAAAATCCGTTTGGTACTAATCTTCAAGACTTACAGACTACCTACTTGCAGCAGATGCAAACTATGCAAGCAATGCAGCAACAAAAGCAGGCGTCTGTACCAGTCTTGGAAGAAATTAATAAAATTGTTTCTTCTATGAGTTCAGAAGAGCAGGCTGTTATGGCAGAGTCAAGAGAATATCAACTTGCCAAACAGACATATGAGGCAGGGTTTTTGGGATATTTAGGAAGCAAATTTGCTGTGGAGTATGTTACTACTCCAGACGGAAAAATAGCTGCTAATAACCTTCTAACAACCATCAAACAGCAAAAAGAAAGGGTAAATGAAGGGTTAAGAGCCAAGCAACAAAAAATTGACAAGTTGCTAAATTTACTAGAAAATGACCCAGACCTCAAGAAAAAATATGAGGAGATGCTTACAAATAACCAGTAATTAAATTAATAAATTATGAGCGATAAAGAGATTTTAGTAAAAACATTTGAACAATATGCTAAAAACTTAGCATCTACTATGTTTGGATTAAATTCATTGCCTACACAAGCTGTTGTAAATTATGTAGTTAAAAACGCTGTTGATAAATATGGACCAATTATAGATCTGTTTATTGATAAGAATGGAAATATAAATGTGGATATGCTTGGAGAAGCAGCCAGAGAAGAAATCAAGAGAATGGGCGGATTTACAGTAGGACGAATTAAATTTACTGATAAGGATGTAGACGAGTTGGTAAATACATTTAAGGCAAATAAAAAAGCTAACTAGCTAAAGATACCATCGGTACTTAATTGTATCGGTGGTATTTTTGTTTAGGAGTATATTAACTTAATTTAACTTAATTAATTCGGAATAAGGCATAATTATTTATATATTTGCAGACTGGAACCATCTAAAGATGAACTCAAATTTAAAATAAAATCGGAACATTCTCTTTAAATGGTTTAATCTTGAAATAATTATTATAAGTAATAAGTTATGAAGCTATTATTGAATAGAATTTTTAAAGGTTCAGAGTACACGATAGGAAAGCTCTACATTGATGGAGAATGGTTTTGTGATACTTTGGAAGATACGGTTAGAGTACTTCCAGATGAATGTCCTTATACTCCTAATGGAATAGACTGCAAATGTGAAGGAAAGATTAAAGGAAAGACAGCAATTCCTTCTGGAACATATAAAGTTGTTTTATCCTATTCTAACAGATTTAAAAAAATACTTCCAGAGCTATTAAATGTTCCTCACTTTTTAGGAATAAGAATACACAGTGGAAATACTAGTTCTGATACAGAGGGGTGCATTTTAGTTGGGCAAAATTTAGTTAAAGGAAAAGTATTAAATTCTAGGGCTACTTACAATAAGCTATTAGAATTACTTGAGAAAGATAAGGATAATTTAATTATAGAAGTAAAATAAAAATGTCTCAAGAGTTAATTAGATCAGATTCCGTTCTGGGAACTAAGCAAGTTATAGCTGGTTCTAGAGATAAGGACTTTGTTATACAAACTAAGGGTAAGGTAAAAATACAGCAAGGAAATTCCTTCATAGACTTAATAAAGGATGGTAAAATTAACGCTCCTGTTATTATTCACGTAGTAGATACTATTAATGATATTGGAACTAAAACTGGATTTTACTATGTAAGAAATGAGGATGGAATGTATGCCTTAGTAGAAAAATCACTCATCCCTTTAGGTGGAGGCGCTGGCAATAATAACAACAATTCTGAAGGAGTTACTAAACTGTCAGAACTAGAAGATGTAATGTTAGTTAACCTTAGAGATGGGGATTTGCTAGTACAACAAGGTGGCTATTGGGTAAATACATTATTTAATGTTAATGACTTAGAAGATATGATTACTGGAAATTTAGATGAAATACGTGATGCTTTAAAGAATCAAAGTGATTTTACACAGAGAACTTGGCAGGACGTAATGGAGACATTTGATATGATGTTTGACCCAGAGGGAAACTATTTTACTGAGAAAATTACTCCACTTGCAGTACATACAGCTCAATTAATTGTTGGTACTAATTCTCAGCAATTTAGTTTAGAAAATATTAAGTTTTCTCCTAATCACTTAGGTGATGAAAATAGATTCGCCGCATTTATTGTTGATATAAGTAGACCTGGATTGCTAATTCATAATACAATAGGATTAGAAAATAATGATGATACGGTAGGAGCTACTTGGGAGGTTTTGCATAATATAAGTGGGTCGCTCACTGCTCCAGATTTTGACCAAACTGGTTTAGACCCTGGAAAGCCTTACTACTTGTATGCAAAATGTAGTAAAACTAGTAATCAAGGAGAGTTCTTATTGTCTACAGAACAAAAACTTTTAGAGTCTGAGGATGGATATTATATGTTCTGAGTTGGAGTACTTAATACTCCTAGAGCTAGTCTTAGTGAAGGAGGCAGTGAAATATCTGGAGGAGTTAGTGACTCTACAGTAAAGGCTTCTAAAGTAAGAAGTTTTCAAACTATGTATGGGTTTACCGAAATTGCTGGAAATACAATAACTACTGGAGTTATAAAAGATCAAACTGGAAATTGTTATTGGGATATGATTAATGGTAATTTTAGGATAGGTAATGGAAATACATACATCAGATTTGACTCCGATTTAAAGCAATTGTTTATAAAAGGATATATAACTCAAGAAGATCCAGACTCTACCGCAGTTATGATAAATTGAAGAGGACCGTTTATACAAAGTTCCAATATAAAATATAATAAAGGGGACGTAGTTTCCTACGAAGGAAGTACCTATATCTGTATAAAGGATGTTTATGGTAATGTATTACCTACTAATACTAATTATTGGAATTTATATACTTCGAAAGGAGATAATGGAGAAGATGGGGCTAGCTTTAGAACTATATTCTATGACTATGATGAGAGGACGCCTAGCACTCCCAGTCCTTCTTACGATGTGCCAAGTGGCTGGTCAGCATCGGCTCTTGCTCCTAGTGAAAGGTGACCGGTTGTTTGGTATAGCAATGGAGTTAAAGATGTTGGAGAATCTTTGTGAACTTGGTCTACACCAGCTGTTTATACTAGGTTAGTTAAGGATGGAGACCCTGGACCTGTAGGTCCAGCTATGAATTTTAGAGGTAACTATGAATCAGGAGCTACTTATACAGGAAGCCCTGACTTAGTAGAAGTTGTATATCATAATGGTGCTTATTATTATAGTAAGACAACTGTTAACGGGAGTTTCAGCGGTAAAACTCCTCCTACTTCTGGAGAGAACGATTACTGAAAAAGGTTTGGAGCATCTTTTGAATCAGTGGCTACAGAAATATTATTTGCTAATAACGGTCATATGGGGGGATGGAATTTTAGTAATGCGATGATGTGATCTGATAGCAAAAATTGTTATATGAATGGGAGAGTTTATAGTGGTGCAGATACTACGAACACCTTTCCAGTAATCGCTATAAGTTCAGCTGGTGTAATTACTCCGTCTACTGATCCAAACCAACCTGGAAAGTTAATGTCTAAAACAGAACTAGAGAAAATAGAAAGTGGAGCTTTCTATGTAGACCAGAACGGTAATATGTACGCTAACAATGCTTATATTAAAGGTACTATATATTCTTATAAAGGTAATATAGGAGGGTTTGCATTGTCAGATACTAGAATGGAAGCTACTTCGGCGGATAAGACTAAGACTATGTTATTATCTGCTGATTTAATAAAATTTACTGATTCCTCTGTAAATTCAACAGCTTACTTGGGAGGAGATACTATTCCAGCCACTAGTGGTGGTTCGTTAGTAGCTCCTCAACGATTAGAAGTTACTAGAGATTTAAAAGAAGATTATCCAGGAGGAAATGCTGGATTATATGTTAGTGTTACTGGAGCTATTCCATATGATGACTTGATTACTTCTGGAAATCATGCTCTATATTTAGCTAAGGGAGATATTTGTGGATTTAGACTAAGAACTAGAAGAATAGCTAAATCTACTACTTTAAGTACTATGGATAGTATAATTATAGCTATTAGAGATATAACATTAACTATGCCCTCGTCTCCAGAAGATGGGCAAATGTATTTTATTAGAAATATTGGATATACTGTTACTATAGATGGTGGAGGAAATAAGGTACTATGAGGAATAAGTGGCGGAACTTCAACTTCTCAACAATCTGGAAAAGAAGAGACTATAATAGCCATATGAGATAATCACAACAAGACATGATGGATAAGTCCATGTAAAACTTAAATTATGAAACTTAGTGTAGTTGATAGAATAATTATTATTTTAGGACTCCTTCCTCCGAATGGAAGTATAGAGGATATGTTAAAAAATAAAAGTATAAAGGAAAAGATAAAATTAACTAAAGAAGAAGAGGGCATGGGAATTGTCTTAGATTCAGATAATAATAATAACATAATGCTAAAATATATTAGTGATAAGGCTAAAACTCATTATGTAGATATAGAATTTTCAAATGAAGAAAGAGAATATTTAAAAAATTGTGCTAATAGGATAAATAAAACTAGAGGAGTGACTGAAACTAATCTTGATACTATTCTTATGTTAACACAAGATAATTAATAGTACATAACTTACTACAATTTACTACTTTGCAGATTTAATTAAAATGAGTTGTTTTTTATTTTGCAAACACGTAAAATATAGCTAATTTTGTAAATAATTTTAAAGGGAATTAATATGAACGATGATTTAGACTATTTAGACATAGATCCCGTAGACGGTGATTCAGATGATCAGGCTCTTGATTCTGTAAATATAGAAGGGCTTGATGATAATTTAGATGATCACGGTGACGACGGTGACTCTAATAAAGGGGACGAAGGTGATACTTCAGACCAAAATTCAGATAACGACGATGATCTATTAGTTGCTTTACTAAAAAGTAAAGGTATAAAAGATCCATCAGCTATTAAGTACGAAGATGAGCAGGGAAATATCCAGGAAGTTGATTTCAACAGTTTATCTAGAGAAGAGCAACTCAACATATTAAACTCTTCAGATTTAGACGATAACTATGGACTTGAACCTGAAGAGACAGAATTTATAAGTCTTTTAAGAGATAATAACTTATCCGTAGAAGACTACTTAGATTATGTTCGTAATAAAGCCATAGAGGATTTTGTAGCAGCTAATAGCGAACCTCACTATGAAGTAGACAAGTTATCTGATGAAGAATTATACTTGTTAGATTTAAAGTATAATTTTGGAGATATTACTGAAGAGGAGGCTCAGCAATATTTAGAACACGAGAAAGCTAACGAGACTCTATGGAATAAAAAGATACAAGCATTAAGAGATGGATATAAAGCCAAAGAGGAAGCTAAGATAGAAGAGCAAAAACTTGTTGATGAAGCTAAAGATCAGGAAGCACAAGAGGCTTTTGCTAATTCTATGATAGAAGCTATCAATGGCTTAAAAACAATTGAATCGTTTGACTTAGAAGACGAAGACAGAGAACGCATTGCAGAATTTATTTTAGGAACTGATGCCACTGGAACTAACTACATGTATAGAGCCTTAAAAGACCCAGAAAGTATAGTTAAAATGGCATGATTCCTTTTAGATGGTGCTGATTCTATAAAAGCACTAAATGATTACTGGACTGATGTTGTTAAACAACATTCTCAGACTAAGTATGAAGAAGGCTATAAGGATGCTTTAAGTGGTAAAAAATCTAAAATAAATAAGAAAAGTTCTCCATCTAAATCAGACAAACAAAAAACCATAAGTTTAGGTAGTGATATTCCTATTTTAGACTTAGATTAATAACCATAAAAATAAAATAAAGTATGCTAGTAGCAAGTTACGTATCCAACAAACAAAACATGAACGATACTAAGACTTACGAAGATTTTTATAAATTCGTAGGTGCTAAACCACATCGTTTAGGTGTAATGTCACGTATGTATCCATATTTAACTACTTCTTTCCTTACAGAAGGTCTTAGAAATGTTTTCTATATGGATCATAAGAAAGAACAGTACAAATCATTAGAAGCTCCTTATTTTGAATGGGACATCGAAACTAACTACATTAAACGTGTAGAATTTGCTGCAGTTCCAGAACAGGGTGCAGCAGGAGAAGATATTATTATGCATTTTAAAGAAAGATACTACGAAAAGTATGACATCTTTAAAATTGATGCAACTCGTCAGCAATGTCAAGTTGTTGCAAGACCTATTAGAAAAGCTGATGATTTCTGGGAATATACAGTAAGACTAATCGACAACGATTATTCTTCAGTTCTTGATCTAGACGGTTGCCAGGTAGGTATGACTACTAGATTCCAGTCTAATGCTATGCCAGAAATGCACGAAGAAGGTTACATCAAATATCAATCTAATGTTGAAACACACAGAGGATATATTACTACACACCGTGTTGATGTATCTTACTCAGCTCAGTTTGCTGCTATGGAAAATGTATTTATCCAAGTAGCTGAAGGAAAGGATAAGAAATCTCTTATTCCGACAATCTACAAAATGGATAAGAAAGAAAAACAATTGTTAGACTCTTTCTTATATGCTCGTAACAACGGTTCAATGTTCAATAGAACTAACGTTGATAAAAACGGCAAAGCCACTATTCAAGACCCTGATACTGGTAGACCAATTTATATTGGAGATGGTGTTCTTCCACAAATCGAAAGATATTGCGGTAAGTATATCTTCAACAAAATGACTATTAATGTATTCCAGACTGCTATGAATGAAATGGTTCAAAAGTCTGAAAAACCAATTGGAAACAAATACATCTTCATTTGCAATGAGATTATGTGGACAATGGTTCAAAATGTTCTTTCAGAATATTTGTCTAGATTTAAACCATGTTCAACTTATATGTACTCTACTGCAAAGAATAAATATCTAGAGGTAGGTGCTACATTCCAGTCTTATGAATTTGCTGGAAACCAAGTTACATTCCAAGTTGACCGTGCTCTATCTTATGAATGGGATAGAAAAGCCTTTGGAGTATTTATTGACTTAACAGCTGACTCCGTAGACGGTAAACCTGCTTTGCAGATGTTCACTCTTAAAGGAGGAGACTTTATTTCTAATAGATTCCCTGGAGTTGGTGGTTTAGACGGTTTAAGTTCTGGAGTAGTTTCTTCTGCTGTTGCAGCAAGTAAACTTATTAACTGGGGTTATTCTGGAGTTGCAGTATTTAACCCATATAGATCATATATGTTAATTGAGGCATAGTATCAAAAAATATACAGATAAGTGGAGGGCAAAGACCCTCCACAACACTTTTTATATTTTAATTAATAATGAATTAATATGGCAAAAGACTACGTTGATAATAAAATTATCCTTAGAAGTGTATATGGTAAAGTAGGTCAAAAATATACTCTACAACCATGTAAAGATAGAGTGACTGGACAATATCCCGATTGTGTAAAATATGTAGATTCAAAAGGTGACATGATTATGACTGATGCTGAAAGAAACAGCGGCAAAGTCTATATTCCTGAAAACTTTTCTATTACGTTTGAAAGTGGAAAAGAATTTAATCTAGATAATCCTATTGAGAGGGCACAATGGGAGGCTATTAAGAATTGTTCTTTGATTGCTAAAACTATTGACCAAAAGGATAAGAACGGTAACTATGTTCTCAGTAGACAATCAGGCATTAAATACAGTGCAGCGGAACTATATGTGGAAAGACCTGGATACGAAACTAGCAAGAAGGTTAGTCGTAGAGAGAAAATCCACACAGCTGAGACTTACGTCTTTAATGACCCGGAAGGAGCAGATGGAAGACTCAAAATGGCAAGATTACTTGGAAGAAATCTTAGAAATGCTCCTGATGCAGACATTAAAGAGTATCTATTAGACATAGCTAGTAAAGATCCTGATAAAATTATCAACTTATATACTGGAGAAGATCTTGTACTTAGAGTATTATTTATGGATGCTAAGGACAAGGACGTTATTTACAGTAAAAACAGAGTTTACATTTATGGTGATGGAATACCTTTGGGAGGAACAATAGATGCTGTGTTAGCATGGATGAGAGACCCAAGAAATTCTAAGATGTTAGCACTAATTAAAAGAGACACGTATGGCGATGAATTAGAAGTCACTAATCCTAATGCCGTGAAAGCTCTTGACCTAGAATAATATATAAATGACCTCTAGACAATTATTTGAATATGCTCTAATAGAAACTAATAAAGTAGGAGCACAAAGTTTACTGCTGGAGGATTATGTGTATTTAATTAATAAATCTTTTTATCAGTATTTAGATAAGCGATATAACATTTATGATATAAATCAGCAAACATCTGATGATTTGCGGGTTCTTAAAGCAACAGCAATATTGAGACCAGTACTGGCTTCATCTAAATATGGAGACGAAACTGGAATTGATTCTTTATATGGTGCTGTCTATGAAGTAGAGCTTCCAAATGACTATTTTCATATTTTGAATTGTGTGTGTCAATACAATGTTGCTAAAAATTTCAAATGTTATAATAAAGGTAACAAGGTTCAGTTTCCAGCTCAAAGATTGACTGGAGATATGTGACCTACAGTTATAATTAATGCGTACAATAAGCCTTCCTACAAAAAGCCTTACTTTTATTTACATAATGTAAATGTTTCTGAAACTAATCCCACTAATCCTTATGATGGAACTTGGGGTACTGATGTTCAAAATGAGGAGGATTCTCAAATATCTGGAGGGCTTCCAACTACTATAAAGTTAACTAAAGGATCAGCTTCAAACGTAGAACGCTTAGCTAAATTAAGATACGGAAATGTCTCTCCAGTAAGAATGGAAATTCGATATGGAAAAGACAACTCATTATTTGAGTTAGAAAAAGTATTTATTGATTATATAAAGACTCCTCAGTATATAAGATTAACTCAAGAAGAGTTAGACTTGGTAGAGGATACATCTCAAGTTCTTGAGTGACCAGATTATGTATGTTATGAGATTGTAAAGGAGCTGGTAACACTTCTGCTAGAAAATGCAGGAGACCCAAGATTACAAACAAATATTCCTATTAATCAGGCTATTGCTTCACCAGTTCAACAGCAGCCGCAAACTAAATAATAATTTTAATCTATGTTTACTTACACAAACACAGTAGTTATCAATTCAGATACTGACGAACTAAGCGGATTAGTTAAGTTCGAAGGTAAAAACAATCAATTTAGAGTTAAGAGAGTTGGGAGATTTAATAAAGATTCTGTTAAATATATTTCCAAAAGAGAAGGACATAAAGGAATCATAAGTACAGCTACATTCACCCCTCCGACAGCACCGTCTGAGGCTGGAGCCGAAGATTTCTATACAATTGAGTTATTTATGAGACTGTCTGGAAGTCAAGCTTCAACTATGGCTACAGCAGCTACAGTTTATAAGAGCAAACCTATTCATATTGAATTTAAAGTAGCTCATGGAGATAACGCTTCTACTATTGCTGACAATATGGTAAAAGCTGTTAGATTCTTCCAACAAAATCTCTATCCTTATATCAAGGCTAGTAAGAACGAAAGTAATAAAGTAGTTATTTCTGGAACAGACGAATACGAAGTATTTAATAAAGCTGAGCTTCAGAAATTAGTTTCTGCAACCGTATCCGTATATCCCGACGACCAAAATCAATATAAGAAAGTATCAGAAGCAGTAATTGCCAATGGTAAAGAAGGTTTCGGTACATATACTTATATTATGAAAAATTTAAGACTTCCGACTTTGGAAGCTCTACGTTTTGGTTCTCCTACGCAGGATGAAATGCCAGTTATAGGAATGCTATATAACCAATACACTCTAGAATACTGCAAAGATAGAGGAATTATGGGATCTGATGCTGTAGGTGATACGGTAACTTCCATTACACATCATGTATTCTTCGTAAGACAGGATTTAGCTGAAGCATTTGAAGCAGCTATTACTGCTGCTGGTCTCTCGTTAGAAACTATTACTAACGAAGACGATCCAGACGTTCCGGAAATCGTAGTAGCTGTTCCTGCTGGACAGACAGTTAAACAAGGAGAAACTATAGCTCTTAAGTTTACTGTAGATAGTCAAGAAAAGACTTCTGGAGGAACTTGGTCTATTGTCAGTTCTGTGACTGGAGCATCTATCACCGGAAGTAGTCTGAAAACTTCGGATAGTACACCAACTGGTGATATAAATGTCAAAGTAGTTTACCAAAGCAAAGAAGCTCAGGGTAAAGTAACTGTAATTGCAAAAGCTTAGTAAAATTATCAACCAAATAAAGGCGATGGGCACTTTTGCCTTTCGCCTTTTTTTATTTTAAATATATGGTATATAGTAAACTTGCATCAGCAATATTTAATGATATCCAAGCTGGATTACGAGGCTATTCAGCTAATTTATCTTTATCATTAGATCAGCTAGAGGATGATGTTATAGACGAAAGATTACAGATTATTAAAGAGTATGCACTGAAGGGAATACTTCCAAAAAAAGATTTAATGCTATCTATAAATTGCATCCCAGTAGACTGTGAATCTCTAGACAGATGCTGTGTTCAATCAGAAGATGATGAATTAGTAGCACACTTTGAAATTCCTCAGGTGATAGCAGACTTTGGAACTGATGCTATAGAATATATTGGGGCAACAGATAGACAGTTACCTTTTATATGGTATAATAGTATAAATTCTTGGAGAGCACACAAATACAGAAAAAGAGGTAAAAATAGACCGTATGTATATGTAGATATGACTCCTAATAAAAATAATATGTATGACTGTTTTGTTTTTAACGCTCCCTTATTAAGGATGGTATCAGTAGTAGCTATTTTTAAAGACCCTAGGCAAGCAATGGAGTATAACTGCTGTAACTCGGAGGATATTGATAATCCATCATTCTTGAACAATGAAATTAAAAGAAGACTTACAGAGAAAAAGATAAGGTTTTATCGTCAACTTGCTCCAATGCCTGTTGTTAATGATCAAATTGCTAGATAATGGAACATATGGATGAATTTTATACTGCTTATCCTTTGATAAAGCAGTTATATGGGGTAGAATTAACTCCTGAAGACTTTGAAGAAATTGGACTTATAGCGTGAAAACATATAGGTAATAAATTTACTAAATTATATAGATATTCAGCAAATTTAATTTGCGATACTCCTCCCTGTAGAAACGGATGTGGACAAAAGGTTGAAGGATTTTCCATGTCACTTCCATGTAATTGTGATATATTAGAAGCGGTAACATATGGATGGGAGGATTGAAAATACACTACTAATAAGACAGTAAATGGGGATTATTCATCTCAGTTTACTGAAAATTACATAGAAACTAGAAAAATTACACAATCTCCTTTATACATCTCTGGAAGATATGTTAAATACGAAAGGGTAGGGGATAAACTATATTTCGACAGAGATTATGGTACAATTAATATATTATACAAAGGAGTAGTATTAGATAGTGAAGGATTACCTTATATTACAGAAAAAGAAGCGTTGGCTATAGCTACATACTGTGCAATGACTAGATTGAGAAGAGACGGATTAGTATCCCATAATAATGCTATACTCCAAGAATACCAAATGCTTTATCAAGAATGGCTGAAATTATGTAGCGCTGCTAGAGTTCCATACTACATCAATCAAAATGAATGGAATGAAATTCTAGATGCCAACTCTAGCTGAGACAGGAAAAGATTTAATTTTTCATTTAAACCTATACACTAACCATTTAAAAAGAGAACTTCGAGTTAATTCGGAGTTTCTTCTTTTAAATGGTCTAACTTTAAAATATATGAATTTTGCTACTGGATATGCTTTTACAAGCAAAGACCTTTTTGCTAACTTTCCCCTTAAAAAATTGTTAATTTCTAGGGAAGATTGTAAAAGGTTATTTAATACACTAGACAGAAGGGCAGTAGTTATCAGAATATTTTACTATTCTGTTAAGGTTATATTATTAGATATTATTGAAAATAATGTAACATTTAAACTGCCTACTCAGAGAGAGTGTTACATACAAATGAAAAGGGTTTATGGAGAGGACTTTAAAAAAGCCAGAAGAAATGGTAAGTGATTAGACGTCGATTATCTTGCATCTAATTTTTCTGGGTATCACTTAGAGCTAATGTATTTTGCCAGTGAAAGAGATATTCATAAGCCAATTTATATAAGTAAGTGAATGAGGAACTTAATAACTGAGAATACTAACAAAGGACTTCAATATTATGTATCTATTCCTAAGACTACTAAAGACTACTATGATAAAGTTTCTGAGGCATTTCCAGAAGTTCCAAAAAAAGATATAGAAAGAATTATGAATTATGGGTGAAAATCCGTATATTTGCATAATGTTTATGGAGGAGATACAATATTAAAGGATGATTCCAAAAACAAGTTTTTATTTTATATAGGAAACCTAACCTTTGATTCTCTTAAGCATTTCCAATACTATGTAAAAAAAATGATAGTAAAGATTAGAGTGCTGTATAACAGGGCTAAAACTCAATGAGATGGGTACTATTATTTTGCTTTATCAGATAATCAATATCAAAATTACCTATCTCAACAAAAATCTAAAGGGAGAAAGAGAAAATACTTTACGTTTGATAATACTATTATGTTGTATAAAATATTTAAAGAATGTAAAGTAGCTGAGTATAATAAAAAATATTTTTTTAAAATCCCTACTGGAACTGACTTAGGTTATAGATACTTGAAAAAAGACTTTAGAACAGATAAAGCAGAATACTTAGGAGAATTAGAATCTAATGGGTTTAAAACAATAAATAGGTAAAGAAATATGAGAAAAGAGACAGTGAATACGTTTACAGAAGGGCTTGTAAAAGATCTACATCCGCTTAATACTCCAGCTAATGTACTTACAGATGCTCTAAATGCAACGTTGGTAACTTATGATGGAAATGAGTTTATTCTTCAAAATGATGTAGGAAATGGACGAGTAGAGACAGCTAGATTACCTTCTGGATATATTCCAGTCGGAATGACTGAGTATGGAGGTATTATATATGTGGCTTCATACAATCCTTTGACTGGTAAAAGTCAATTAGGAAGCTTTCCTTCACCCGAAAGACAAATAAGTACTGAAGAACTAGGCAGAAACTTTGCTACTAGCACAAACATAAATACTAGCAATGCATATATCAGACTAGATATATATGACGAAAACAAGAAAAATTTATATAGACTTAATCCAGGAGATAAGTTTATAATTACTTCCTCTGGTATATCTAAGTATTTTTCAGGTACTTATGAAGGAATTTTAAAGATACATATAGGTATAGTAGACAAAGAAAACAATATAACATACATAGAAGAGGATTTAGAAAGCCCTTATATTATAGATACAAACGATATCGAAACTAGTACTAAATGACAAGTATTTACAAGTAAGACATCTGGATATTTAACTATAATAGTAGAACTATTAACTATTGACACGTTTAACATTTCTAGGGATATAAAACTGCTCTCAGTAGATGGGCAGGGGGATAGTATCTCCAATACTAATCCAGAATTTGGGTTATCCTTTCAGGGAAGTTATACTACAGAATCTAATATTCATGCTGAACAGTTTAAATTAACCTCTAACTTAAACAATAACCCAATATACTCTACTACTCCTGGGTTGTATATAGAATTGGCTGATTTAAGGAAAACTGATATTCTAGACTACAAAATAATTCCTATTTGTAAATATGGAGAATTATCATCATTTGCTGTATCTGGAATTATTGATTTTAGTGCTTTAGGAACTGGTTTCTGCGAGCTAACTGAGTGGAGATATTATGCTGATAGAGATTACTTAAAAGTAAACTGGGGGCTTGATTTTGATGTTATAAAGTTCTTAAAAGTAAGCGAAGTAAAATTTACTTTTCATGATATGATGGAACCTAGATTGGCTCCAGTTAAATTTGCAGCTCCTGATGGAACACATGAGTATTATACTTGTGGATCAAAAGATAACTATAACGGTAATTTTTCTGAAAAAATACCATTTATAAATAGTAAAACAGTATACGGGTTAAAGAAAGATCATTTTTACTTTGTAGTTATTGATATAAATTTTGTAAATAGGTCTGGAGGTAAAGTTAGTCCAAAGAGATATTACAAAATGGTATTTACAACTGGAGTATTTAACGAAAACTTCATTAAGTATGAAACTAAGGATTTTGCTGAACTGAATTATCCAGTTACTATAGATTACGAAATAGAGACTAACTTAGAAAATGCCGAAGTTACTCCACTACCTACTCCTAATATGAGTAAAATTATGAGTCAAATAAAAGAAGGAGATAAGGTATATGCTGGAGCATCTACTATCTACAGTGTTAGCGGTACGTTTAAATTAACTCCAACTCTCGTTGATGATAATCAATTTGGAGAGCTAAATTGGAAGGCTACTATAAATGAAAGTAATGAAGACTACGGATTAGTAGTAAAAATGAATGATAACTATTCCTATACGGTAAATGATTCTCCTCAATATCTAGGATCTTCTATAGAAAACAAAGACGCTTTGGAGAATGCTATGAAGACAGAATTTGGAGAAAATTGAAGAGGCAACATAGAGGAAACAAAACTTGAATTGCAGGACAATACCTATTCAACTCATATCAGTGGATATATTAGAAGAGGAATTATGGCTACTGGCATAGCAGAACAATCTACAGAATTAGAAGCTATGCAATTGACTAGAGTTGTTAGAGATACCGCCGATTTAAGTGAATATATTTCTGCTAGTATAGTAGGATCTCCAAATGCTATGACTTCTGGAGACACTTACCATGCAGAATATAACGGAAGCCTTCCGTATCAAAAAGGTCACGGAAATGTGTTTTGCTATACCTCCACACCTGGAGATGGCGGGCTATTCCCTTCCTCAAATTCAGAGTTGTCCAAGTCGTTAGACGGAGCCTGTAATCATGAACGTATAAACTCGTACAACAGTTTCCAGTTAAAACACCCTATAGTATATGTAACTATTGATTCTGATGGATATGGACATGACGATTGTTGGCTAGTAAGAGGTAAAAGTTTAAATTCTAATTGGCAAGTATGGAGAGATTCTGGAGATGGTTATACTACTAAAGCAAGAATGGATCCTATAGTAGTTGCTTGAAAGATTAGTGACTATAGCTTTGCTGTAATAAACATAGGAGGGGTCGCTGCTTGAAGGTATCACGATCATGGCATAGATGTAGATAAATTTGAAGTAGAAAATTGCATATACGAATATCCTCAGCAAGGAAAGGTTACTAGATTAACCACAACAGACATTATATATAACCTATTGCATAATTTATATACTCTAGAAAGTAGTAAAATTACTGTTAATAATATTAAAATTCCAAATCCTGATACAATAGTTTATCACGGAACTTTTAATGAAGATTTTAAAATTACTTATAAATATGGGATAGAAGTAAGGGAAGATAAGCTACTAACTTATAGTAATGGACAGGATAAGATATATTTTAATCCTATTAAAGTAAAAGAGGAAATTTCCAAACATTTGTCTCAATACACAGATATTGGAGAATCGTTAGATAAGAATTTAACAGTATCTACAAATGTGAAAACTGTTAATGATTTAGACTATAATGTATCATATAGTTTAGAGTCTACGATATCAATGGAAAAATGGTATTGAGCTTTTAGTAAAGCATCCTCTGCAGAAGGACTGGAATCTATAACTGCAGATCCAGATGGGAATGTCCCAGAATCTCCATATAAAGAAGATACAGTTTATGTAAAATCAGGTAATAGTTACGTTCCATTTAATGGAACTTTTACATATCCAGATGGAGAAATTATGTCAGTTAGTTCAAACTTCTTTCAAATTAGAAGAACAACTAAATCATCTAGACCGATACTATATCTTAATGCCACAAAGACCCATACTGTAATTAATGATCAGAAAAAAGACGGGCCCGCATTTGATATAGACTTAAACGCTGCAATTTACCCAAAATTAAAAGCTTGGCAATAATATGAGAGTTGTACAATCTGGAGGAGCAATTTCTACTACTTCTATAAATTTCAGTCAGGTATTTAAGGTAAAGTTTAATAAATTAAATCAAGAAGGAAACTTAGCCTATGAATATAACCCGTTTAGAAATTTAAGAACAGTTGAAAACAGCTCAGACCATATAAAAGGAGAATTGGTTGATTTTGATACTAATCTTCTTCAATTTAGTTTGCATCATCCTGTAAATATAGAATGTCAGCCATCGTATGACGGTACTGTAAATTTAATATTGAATGATGATGTCAATACTCCCAAGATGATAAACTCCAGATTTACTTGTCTGGAAAACAATACATATAAGATAATAGAAAGATATAAGAATAATAATACTAATATATATAGAAATGATCCAGTTCAGTTTGAATTAGATACATCTTTATACAAAAGAATTACCAAAATACCTCAAGTTATATTTGAGGGGGTAGAATCTGGAGGTGTAAATAAGGTTGGAAATTATAACTTCTATTTTACTCTTTCTGATGTAGATGGAAATGAAACTGATTTCATAGCAGAATCTGGAACCGTTTGTTGCTATATTGGGTCTGTCAATTCTCCTACTTCTATTAGAGGAGGTTTAATGGACGAGAATAGTAATAAATTAATAAAGTTAAGGGTTACTAATATAGATACAGCTTACGACTATGTAAAAGTATATTATACTAGAACTACGTCTGGTCCCGATGGCGTTTTAGTAACTAAAGCTGTAAAAATAGACAGAGATTTTGTTATTAAATCTTCATCATGTGAAATAGTATTATCTGGATACGATCCTGAAATAGATATTAACTTAGAAGACATAAATGCTCAATACTTTTTGGCAAGTACGGTTAAAACCCAAGCTCAGTGCCAAAATAGGTTATTTTTAGGAAATCTATCTAGACCTGAAATTCCCTACAAAGAATTAAGAGACTTAGCATTAAGATTTATTCCACATGTTTACAATGGAGACTCTATAGGGTATGTTGATTATGAATATAAGGATAAAACTAATTTGTATGAATATTATAATCCATGAAACATATACTATAGATTGGGGTACTGACCTGGAGAAATATATAGATTTTCCGTAGTCTTTATAATGAAAGATTACTCACTATCTCCCGCTTTCGATACTAGAGGAGTTAACAATTTAAGTGTAGAAAATAATTTTACAGATATTCCCCTATATGAAAATGGAGCTAGAAATTATATTGAGATTAATGAAGATACATTCCTTTTAAATGGTGATACTTTAGAAAATGTAAAAGGAACCATTAGAATTGATGAAAATATTAATCCTATACACTCAGATTCTATTAACCCAATAGGTATAGAATTTAAGTTTAATTTAGACGTTCTGGAAGAATTAAAAAAATATTGCAGAGGATTTTTTATTGTAAGACAGAAGAGAATTCCTACTATTTTAGCTCAAGCACTTACCGTATATCTAGACCAAAATTCTCATTTACCCTGTATAGAATATAAAAAAGGTCAAGGTTTTGTAGAATCTTTTATTGATTCTAATAGATTACTAACTCACGATTTCAATAAACGTATTCTATTATCCAGTAATGTCAGAACTGAGGCTGCTATATGTCCAGAAGCAGAATTGAAACTTCCATTTTTTAATCAGTTATTTACTGGGAGTGAGTTTACTATTACCAAAGCTCCGAATCAACCATTTGAACATCTATCTGCTCAAGATTTTGATCAACGTCATTTCTACATTAATAAGTATAAGGATTTAGGCGAGCAGATAAAGGCTATTCAAGGGATTAAAATAACATTAGTTGAGGATGGTATAAAAATGACTACTTCTGGTACTCAAAAATTTTCAGCTAGAGCTGGGGAGGGGGAAGAGGCTTGGAGAGTTTCATACATGAGAAAAGATTCTCTAGATACTGCTGCGACTAATATAGTAAGGGGTAATTTTGGAACTTATATTGGAATAGAGGACTTCAACGGTTACAACAATATGATAAATATTAGAGTTTCGGATTACAATGATTCGAGAATGGATCAATACTTCAGAATAAGATTTACTGACGAAACTCCATTTGCCGCCGTTAGTGAGCGTGTAGATTTGTCAGATAGAACAGTAGGAAATATTGTGTGCTATAGAGGAGATTGTTATATTGGAAACTTTACTCATAGAATGCAACGTAATTTCCAAGACCCAGAAGCTCCAGTTAATGACCTTATAGTGGACGAGACCACATGAAAAGAAAATTATAGTATAGACGATAATGAAAAAAATGGAGATATAAATAGAGGGGATGTCAATGCCGTGGAAATAGGACATTGAGCAACCTTTAAATGTTTAGCAAATATAAATATTAGTTTAAGAGATGTTGACAACAACTACTATAATGAACTAGGGTTAACTGGAAGACCTAGAGCCTTTCATCCGTTATATGAATTAAGTTGAACAGGAGAGTCTAAAATCCCGGAATCTAGTTTATATAATTCGGGTCAAGCAAATACATTATCATATAGATATAATTACGTAATGCCGAATGTTCCATATTTGAAAAATGAGTTTGATAATAGAATACTATATTCTGATATATTTGTGAATGATGCGTTTAAAAACGGATACAGAGTATTTAAATCAACTCAATTTCAGGACTATACTAGAGAACATGGTTCAATAGTAAGTCTTAAATCTTTCTCTGGAAATATATTATGTGTATTCGAGCATGGAGTAGCATTAATTCCAGTAAATGAAAGAGTAGTATCTGGAGAAGGTGCTGGAGGTCCAGCTTTCATTAATACAGCTAATGTACTTCCATTAAATCCTAGAATGTTATCTACCAATTATGGAAGTATGTGACCAGAAAGTGTTATACTTACTCCAAACTTTATGTATGGAGTAGACACTGTTGCAAAGAAAATATGAAGAACTAATGGAGAGACTTTTGAAGTGATTTCTGACTTTAAAATACAAAAGTATCTAAATGACAATATCACTTTAAAAGAAAGAGAGAAGACGCCAATTATAGGTATAAGAAATGTAAAAACTCATTATAATGCCTATAAACAAGATGTAATGTTCACCTTCTACGATAATTTATATGGAATAGAGGAGAATGTATGAAATATATGTTTTAGCGAAGTATTAGGAAAATGGATAACTCAATACTCTTGAGTTCCCTCTTACTCTGGAAATATAGATAATATATTCTTTAGTTTCGATAGGGATACTTCCAAGGCTATTGCTAAACTAGGTATGACTGGCGAACAGTACTCTATAAGTAGTATAGACTCAGAAATGTCAGGAGACGGAATTGTATTAGACAATATTATGATACAATCTCCTGGACTTGTTGGAAACCTAAATGTTGTTAATAGAGTTTTAAAAGATAACATTTTAAATACCTCCACTAAAATAGATTCTGCACTGCTCTTTACATTTTCTTTACAGAAGAATATATTTTCTAAATATTTTTATATAGAGAATAACAAATTGTATGCTAAAGAAGACTATCCAAGAGATAAGGTAATATATCTAGACATCTACTGTGATTTGAACTCAGAAGAAATTTCTAAAGATTCAAATCTGTCCCAACATTTAAATGGATGGAAGGAATACATAACTGTAAATAGAGGTCAATTTAGCGATACTATAGCTGTAGTAGATTCTAACTTTGCTAATGCAACGGATGAATCAGGAAGATTAATCAATCTTACTACAGACTTCTGAAAACATGGGAAGGCTGGAATCGTAGATATTCAAGAAAAATTAAAACCTTGTTTCTGGTATGGAAAACAGCATCCATTTGAATTTGAGTTTATAGTAAATGACAATCCCGGAATACATAAGATATTTGAAAATTTAAATATAATATCTAATAAGGCTAAGCCAGAATCTTTCCATTATCAAATAGTTGGAGAAGTATATGGGTTTAATAAGGATAAGCCTAATATATATTATAGACAGGAGGCTACAAAAGAATTGTACCAAAATTTAGGCTCAGATATTATATTTAATAGGGATTATGCTAATACTAAATTAGATCAACAAGCTCCTTCTACTCTATTCCCGTGGTATTATGAGAGAATTGACACCTTTGATAAAATTTACGACAGCTATCAACAAAAGCAGTCGGCATTTAATAAAGATTATCAAAATATGACAGGAACAGAAGTAGTCTATGACGATAACTTGGGAGAGTACTCTTTAGTTACCCACTGTAAAGGAGCTGATTTAAAAGAAGTAGGAAGACTAAGAGGTAATATGCAATACAAGGAAGATATATGAGAAGTTGAAATACGTCCTATAAACTATGTTCAGAAAAATGAATCTAAATGAAATAAAGTTCCACAGATTATATTAAATAATATTCCAAACGATATAGAAAAGGATGAAATAAGCTCGGATGATCTTCCTAGTGAATATGATATTACTGATGTAACCTTACCTTTAGATGGTTGAACTGCTAGAAAAGAAACTAGAATTAGAGATAAATATATTAGAATTAAAGTTAGATACAGTGGAGAAGATAAAGCTATAATATCAGCTTTAAGAACTATATATTCTATAAGTTATGCATAAAATTAAAAAACTACAGGGGGGAGGATATACTCTCCCCAATATACTTTCTGGCAATCCAGCTCAAACTGCTTACACTATTCCAGCTCAATTAGATTTTTCTAGTCAATTCAAAAACTACAGCCAGGGAGTATTAAATAACATAAATAGGAAATCTTCTTATCTAAATAATACCATTCCAGGTTTACCTACTCCAGAGCAAGTTCAAGCTCAAGTAGATTCCTTTGGAAAAACATCTACTACAGCTGATTCTAATAAACTTGGAAATCTAAGTGGGTTTTTAAAGAAGAGTGGGGCTGGACTACTTAATTCTGGAACAAATGTAGCCACTGGAGTAATAAAATCACTTACCCCTCAAGCAGAGGATAAAGGAAGTCAGATAGCTGGACAGGCTATGAATACTATTGGGGATATAGCATCCTCATTTGGGCCTGTAGGTAGTATAGTCGGAGCTGGAGCTAAAGTCTTAGGTACTTTATTTACTTCTATAGGTCCCAATGTAAAGGGTAATACCTCTAAAGAACTAACAGACAGTTCTTCATCATATGGAGGGTTAGATAAATTGGATTCCAAAAAATTTGGACTATTCGGCATAGGAGCAGGAAAAAGATATGCTAAAAAGGTAGCAGAAAGAGAGCAACAAAGAATAAAATCAGAAGGCATACTTAAATCAGCACAAACAGATCAGGAAGCAGCAGTTGGATCTATTCAAAATTTAGCAAATAGGTATAACCTAAATATGTCTGGGGGTTGACAGCAAAATAACGGAATTAGATTTGGAAAATCAGGAACCAAAGTGTCTTACGATTTATCATTTGCTCATAAAGTCCTTAACCATTTAAAAGAAGACACTCCAGAAAAATTTGAAAAAGGAGGTAAAGTTAATATAATTCCTGAAGGCGCTTTACATGCTAGAAAGCATAATATAGATACTCCAGAATTAGATGGAAAAATAACAAAAAAAGGTATCCCAGTAATCGTAGAAGGGGAAAACGGAATAAAACAAGTTGCTGAAATAGAGAAGAATGAAATTATCTTTACAAAGGAGATTACTGAAAAATTAGAAGAACTTAGAGACAAATATTCTGATGATGAATCTTCATCTAAAGAAAAAGATGCAATAGCTATAGAAGCAGGAAAATTACTAGTTCAAGAGATATTATATAATACACAGGATAATACAGGACTTTTAAATGAGGTAGAGTAATGAAGATAGAAATAGGAGACAAAGAATATAACGTAAGACTAGTAGAATCTGAAGAGGACAAGTTAAAAGGTCTACAGGGTGTTTCTAAGTTAGAGGATGATGAAGGAATGTTATTTATATACGATGAACCTAAAACAGTAGGATTCTGAATGAAGGACACACTTATTCCTCTAGATATTATCTTTATAGATCAGGACGGAGAGGTCATTTCTATATATCAAGGTGAGCCTGGAAATTTAGATATAGCTAAAGAAGATAACGTTAAATACGTTTTAGAAGTTAACGTAAACTCCGGAATAGAAGAAGGAGACGAATTAGAATTAGATAGTGATGATTCTAACCTGAAGGTTATAGCTCCAGATGGGTCTATACAATATGAGTTAGAAAATGGAGCTAGAATATTCAGTAGAAAGAATACTGTAGCTCTAATAAAAATGGCTAAAAAGGCAGATGCATCTAAGGAAGATAAACACTTTAGAGCCTTAGGAAAAAAGATGTTTAAATTTCTAGATATACAAGATTCAAACGAACCTGAGTACGTAGACTCTCCAGAAAACAAAAAAGATTAGTAATAGTCTATATAAAATTGATTTCCTTTAAAATTATAAAAATATTTTTAAATATGCAACTATTGTTGTAAATTTGCATATTTACTAGATGAAACTAAATAATTAATTAATTGTTAAGTATATGAAAATTAAAACAAATGTACAATTTTTACAGGAAGGTGGACCGATGGGAGCACAAACAAACGATACTAGTGCAGCTCCTGCTGGAAATACGGCTGAAGGCGGAAACACACCTCAAGGAGAAGATGATGCTCTACTAATGTTAGCACAAATGGCTGCTCAAGCATTGCAGAATAATGACGGACAAATGGCATTAGAAGTGTGTCAAGGTTTCCTACAGTTAGTTCAACAGATGGCTGGAGAAGCTGGTGGACCTGAAACTGCTCCACAGGGGGAACCAGTCTATAGAAAAGGCGGAAAATTTGTTGGTAGAATTAAAAACTAGTCCTAAAATTTAATAGGGAGCATATAGAAGGTAATCTGTATGTTCCCTTTTTGTTATATAAAAATGTCACAAGCAATATTAAAATTAGCTAACGGTGATAAGGTTGATTCTAATAAACTTAAAGAAAATCCAGTAATTTGGGGTTCTAATCAATATAAATACTCTGATTTTGAAAATGCAGTTATGAATAATAACTTTGATTCTTACCTACAAAAACAAGGCATAGAGGGTAAGGATGCAGAAGAAATACGAGGATACTTGAACTCTTATTTACAGGGATTTAAAGAAGGAAAAATTAGAAGAAATGTAGACGGAACATATGCTGTTTCGGATGAGTCACTTATCACAGATAGTAATCCAGCTAGAAGAGGCTTATTTGGAAAAATAAGAGGAGACAAGAAGAGAATAGCTTTAGCATATTTTAATAATGTATTTAATTCATTATCTCCACATAACAGTAGTCAAGAAGATATTCCTAATACTGCAAAGCAATCTTTTACTTACGGATATGGAAAACAACTTAGAAAAAATATATTTAAAGATAATAATGAATCAGATGCAGAAAAAGAAATTTGGTATGCAAATGAAAATAAATGAGATACTGCTTTAAATGCTTTAAACAATTATAGAGAATCTCTAACTGGAGATTATGATTTTTCATCAACTTCATTTAAAGATAAAAATGAATACTTAAATGCTCTTGCTGAAGTTGAGGCGGCTTTGAAATCTAAGAACTTAGATTCTTTAAAACAATCTTTGTACAATGCTGGAGAAGCTGACTTATATTCATTATTTATGAACAAAGCTGATTACGATTATTCTAGAATGACTCCAGAGCAAAGACAAGCAGCTGAAGAGCAGGCTCGTATTAAAACTCAACAATTGGAGGATGAATTAGGAGAAATGACAGAATCTGAACGTATAGCAGAAGAAGATTCTCCAGAACATTTAGCCAAAATGGAGGAATTAGAACGTAAACAAGCTGAGGAAGCAGCTAAAAAAGAAGAAACTAAAGCCACTATTAGAGACTTATTTAGAGAATCTTCAGTATCTGGAATATCTGAACCTTGAACTCCAAATCACAAAAACATTCAAATCAGACCGCCTCTTAAAATAGGTAATTGAGTAATTCCAGGACAACCTATAATAGAAAAGGGTAGTCTTCAGGATAAGAGAATTGAAGCAACTAATGCTGTAGCTAATAAGATAAAGGACTTGTTTATAGACTTTTTTATTAAAAAACAAGAAAAGCCTAGTTATTATTATAAAAATGGAGGAATTGTGAAAGCTCAGAGTGGAGCAGCTTTATATAATCCAGCCGCTAAAAGTATTAGAAACACTTCTATGAATTCTTCTTATAATAGAGATAGAGACTTGTTGAAATCAGAAGAAACACTAAATTATCTTAGAAGTCTAAATAGAGATAATTATACGCAGTTTAATGGGTATGAAGATCTCTACGATAATAATTATACAAGCACTTATGGAGAAGGAAGTTTGAATAACTGGGGAACACAATCTCTAAGCAATATAAAGTTCGATCCCAAAACTAAAAGAATGCAATTTGTATGAAACTCTAGAGGTCTTAATAATCCCATATTCAAAGGATTTACTGGAGTCGGAAATAGCGGAGATAGACCAAACCTGGGAGAAGATGGAAGATTCGGAAATATGACTATACAAAGAACTTTAGGTAGAGGAATATCTGATGAAATAGCTCAACTATACAATACAGAGCTTAATAAAAATGGGTTGGAGTTTTATAAAGCAACTCATGGAGGATGGAGAATAAGACCAATGGCTCAGCAACCATCTAAAGAGAACATTCAGCCAAATTTGGATAATTCTTCTTTAAATGGTTCAACTTCTGAAACGTTTTCGAAAATTAAAGATATTTCTGGAAATGAAATAAATCCATCTAAACTTCCTAACATAAGACTATCTTCAGAAAATATAGGCGATTTAAGATTTGGACTCACTCAATGGTTCAATAATAGACAAAAGTATAACCCACAAATTGCTCTAACTGACGCTCCCACACTATATTCTAAGGTTCAATATAATCTCCCTATGGAGATGTTTTATCAAAATGCAGCTAATAAGTTTAGAAGACTTGGAGCTAGAGCTGCTACAAGTGATTCAGTTAGAAACTTTGCACAACAACTAGAGGCTGAATCCGCTGCAGTAGGTCAGGAAGAAAGAGGGAGATTAGCCAATTTGGATACCTATAATACAACTTCCCAGAGGGCACAAGAAGTTCAAAATACCAATACGCTATCTAGAATCCAAAACGCCAATCAAAATAAACTTAGAATGGCATCTGCTCAAGAGGCTAAAGCTGCTTTTGAAAGAGCTAAAGGTCTTAAGAGAGGTCAAAATTTGGCTAATTGGCTATTCGGTAAACAGCAAAGGCTGGAAGGGATTAATGAGTGGAATAGAAATCTAGATTTAGAAACGGCTAGAAATAAAT